TTTCGGCGCCTTCACTGTAACGGATACCTTCTTCGGCTTGACTTCGACGTGCCTGGCAAGCGCGGAGAAAATGTCAGGATGATTCTCGCGATACCACTTATAGCCAGCCACGTCGAGCGTGTGGGTGGCTTTCGATACAATCGGCGGTGGATACTCAGGATTAGTCATAAGCTCCCTGATTGCGTCTGCATCCATCTTGTACGCGAGGCCACGGACGATCACGATTCCCGTCTTGTCGGGGAGCCTGATCGTTCGTTGCCCCTCTTCCGCGCAAGGAATCAGCGCGGCGAGCTTCGCCTCGATCGCCCACCGATCAGCCTTGGCAGCAGATTCCCTAGCTTTCACGGCGAGCAGTTCGCCCGCCAGTTTTGTGATTGCTTCAAATTCTTCGGGTGTTGGCGGCTTCATTCTCACTCCCATTCTGTAGCGAGTTTGTCTCGCAACGGGCTCAGGCGCCTCGGCTTCAGGGTACTCTCTTGCGATGTTCTGCATCGCCTGCGTACCGTGTGTCGAAACAGCTTATAATGCGTCTCCGCTCCACTGAACGGGTTCACGTCATAGTTCTCGGAAATATCCGCCTTGCAAACTACGTCATCCGGATGAAATAGCTTCTCGTTATTCGCTACGCGATGCCGTAGCACTTCCACGCGATCGGGGCCTGGCATTCGGCTAGTCGGAACTGGCGTGCTTGTTGGCTTATAAGGCGGTGGAACGTCGCCAAGCGCGATTCGTAGTCGGCGCCTGCGTTGTCTGCGTTTGTTATGTTCCCGCGAGCATTCTGGGCAACGGCCCTTTCTCCAGGATGGGCTCAGCGGCTTTTCGGCGCCGCAATGGATGCAGAATTTCGTTTTCATCATATATCTCATGGACGCGGGCATGGGGGCTATCGATAGCCCCCGTGCTCGCATCCGTGCGAACAGTGAAGAGTCAGAAGGGAATGTCTTCATTCGACCGCTGCCAGGGAGGGCGTTCCGGCGGCACGGCCGGCACAGGATTCATCCCGTTCACAGGCTGAGCGGGAGCCGGCTCGGGTGCCGGTCTGGGGGCAGGCTCCATTCCGTTACGGCACTGGACGGGGGGCGATGGGGATACGGGTGCTTCCGGCGCGGGCGTACCAAACGGCTTGTAGGTACGGATTTCGTTTTGGTTGTCCTTAACCTTAACGCAAGCAAGACACGTTTTACCAAGTAGCTGATCCGTGTCATCGAATTTGCTAATGCCGGTCGCGCGGCACAGTGCGGAGACGGTTTGCATTGCAATTTTCCGCGCCATTTCACTCGGGTTGTCGATGTTAAGCCGGTCCCACAACTTGCGACCCTTGCCCGGCCCGTCCAGGATTGATAAGTCAAGTTTGAGGTATTGGCCGGTGCCCGCCTTGGTTCGCTTGAATTCTGCCTTATCAACCATCACCGGATAATCGCCGGGCGGCATAACCTCAAAATCAGGCTGCGGTTCGACGGTTTGCGGGTCAAATGACCCGCCAAAGAACGCTCTCACATCACTCATGGCTACCTCTTTCTTGGGTATCGAATATCGCTTACTGTGAACGCTCGCTGCGAATCTCGCTATACAAGCGCTCGTGAAACTCTTGTGCGGAGTCGGCGAGCACGAGCGGGCGGCCGGAACACCAAATATCGTTATCATCGAGGCCAAGCCCAACCCATCTTTCGGTGGCGCCAAAGTATTTGTACCCCGTCACCAATCCAACGCGGCCCGTGCTATCGACGCACACAGTCCCGGTTAAGTCTTCATCTGGCAGTGGCGCTCTCATAGTTGCTTCTCCTGGACCTGCGCGTACAGCACACCGCGCTTGGTCGTGAGGTTCCTAATTTCGTGGTGCTGTTCTATCGCTCGTTTGATCTGGCCTGCGGTTACAGGCGGATTGATCGGCCCGTCATGCAGCATTGCTCCATCACAGCGCCGAAGGATAATTTTCTCGATCATTCAGTTACCCCTAGAAAAACGGAACAGGAATGGGCAGGGCTCGAACCTGCATGTTCTGGCGTCGTTCTCTCCCCGATATTTTCTCAGCCATTCGCCCTCGGGGTGAGCCGGGCGGCATTCGGCTCCCTATCCGTATCTAGAATCGTCAGGGGGGGGTACCGTATTTCCATTTTCTGCCACCATTCCTGCTGTATTACTGGCCCGCTGCCGTTACGGCCGCCATGAAGGCGCCGAAGTCGAGCGGAAGCTCGTAAGGGAGTTGCCCGTAGACGCCGCGACCGCCGCCGGGATGGGCAGGACGCTTCTGTGTGTAGAGGAACCTGGCGCCGCCGGTTACATCGATGCCGCGACTTTTTTCCTTGTTGAAGCCAACATCCTCCTTCTTGACCACTACCTTCGTATTGCAGAAGAGAATCATGTCGGCCCACCGATAAAGCAGGTTCGCTGCCTTGTCGTGAATATCGAATTGGTATTGGTCGTAGCTATCGCCGGCGGGATCGTCGAACCGCTTCACCTTGACATGGCCAACAATAATGGAAGCCATATTCCGGCTAGTTCGCAATACGTCAAGCGCTTCGGTGATATACCGCCAGTAATCGAGAGACATTGTGTAGCCCTTGCCATAGCCACCACCAACTTTCTCGATGCTATCGACGTTACCGTTCGCTCGGCAAACTTCCGCATGGATTACCGGCTCGAACGCGCTTGCCGAATCGATGAAGACCGATTGAAAATCATGCTTCCCCTGGGCTAGCGTAGCTAGCGCAGATTGCACGTCTGCAAAGCTGTGGCTCACCGGAAACTTCGCAACGTCTAAAGCGTCGATTCCCTCTTCACCTTTGATCGGGATAGCCACCGAAGCCGGCCACGCGGCGGCGAACGTGCTCTTACCGATCTTCTCAACGCCAAGAAGGATGATTCTAGGCGGGCGTAGCTGCGAGCCTTTCGTGATTGAGTCGAGATTAAAGGCCAAGGATAGCCCTCCTTTCTTCGAGAATGTGATTCAAGCGGGTCAGAATGCGGCGGTCTTTACTTGCGTTGCCGGAGGAAGTAAAGTACATTCGCTGCCCGCACACCAGCATATCCGTGTCAACCAACACGGTAGCAACCGGGTGCTCCGTCACTTTGATGATTTCGATTTCCATGATCGGCTCCTATCGTAGTTCGATGGTGAGTGTGGCGGGATTCTCTTGGTCTGCGTCATACAGGATGGTTTCTATGACGCCCTGGAGGATTTCTCGCATTTCTGCGGTCAGGGCGACCCTTGCGCGAGAGTCGGGCGGGTCATAGAATTCACTGACGGGCCCAAGGGAAAATTCATCACCCGCAAAACGCACAATGATTTCCTCAGTCATCGATGCCGCCTCCGTCCGCGTGGGGCGTGCGGCTCGGGTTGTCGGCGCCGGGATTCGAGGAACGCCAAAAAGTCATCGGCGCGAATGCGCAACGTGCGACGAGGGCCAGGCGTGGCGCTTATGTCCACGTAAGGCAATCGCCCTGTATCCAACAGCCGGGCGACCTGCTGCTTGCTGACGCAGAGTTTTTCTGCGACTTCTATTACCGTGTAGAGTTGCACCTGTCCGCTCCAAGAGGCCAAAACAATCAATAATCCTAGTCTGATTGGTGGAGCGGCCCGGAGCGGGCCACTTTTGGCCCATTTGAAAACTAGCTTGTTTTCTCGATAGAAACGCGGCTGTGGTGCGAGAAAACCTCGACAGGAAAGCCGCTTTCCAGTAGCTTGAGGTTCAGCTTTGAGGCCGCACGCCTGATTGCGTCGTCGCTTACTTTCCGGCGCTGCCACACCTTGTCTTGTAGCTCCTCGAAACCAGCGCGGGGATGCGTGTAAACGTACGCTAAGAGGGAGAACTGGATCGGCGATAAGCGCGCACTCAACTCGCCACAATGCGCGGTGCGAGACTTAGCCGAGAACGTGAGCACCGGCTGGCCGGCGGCAGTTTCTAACAGTCTCGCAGCCGGCAAGTCGATCACGAGCCGGCCATCTGGCTGCCGGTGCGCATCGTGAATTGCGCGCACCACTTCCGAATCAGACAAGAGAAATTGCACAATTACGCCCTAAGCAAGGAACCTGAAACAAAAAGAAGAAAGCTACCTTGCTTTACGGCGCCGCATGGCATCGCTACTTACGAACCCCGGCCGACTCTCGTACTTGTAGAATCTAGTCATGCCCCGCATATCCACTTCGGCATCAGTCCGCCGGTCATAGGGGCCACAATCCAACTCCAAGGGCGGACCAACTATCCACCACTCACTCTCTCGTTTCACAATTTCCACCTTACTCTCCCTGCCAGTTTTGTGAGTTCAAATTGCGCTTCCACACTTCCTTGTGCTGCCTAGCATCTAGGCCGCGTAGGCATTTCGGTTTATTGGCGACCGTGTAGCCGGCTTCCTCAAGCTGGTGGGCTACCTCCGAAGCAATCTCTTCCCTGGCATATTTCTCGGCGTACTCCTCGTCGTCGATACCCCAGACTGAGGCATGGTATTCTTCGCCAAGAACGAAGAAGTCACACTTGACGCCATACCATTGCCAGCCGTTTTCGTACCAGTCAACTAGCTGCGCAAGGGTGCGCTGCCGCTGGGCCGCAATGGCTTCGGCAGCGACTTGCTTTGTGGCGCCGCGATTACGATGGTATTCATAGATACCCCAGTCTTCATCGTCGGGAAGAGTAATAAGCACGCGCTCACGGTTCGCGTCACACCATACGCACCCACACGAATTCCGAGTAAAATCGGTGGGCCGCTCTACCTCATGCTCGAAACCACAACAATTCTCCCATGGCGCCTCCGTTAGATCGTCGGGAATAACTTGCGTTTGCTCCAAAATGTCGGCGTAGTCGATGGTAGCCGGCGCCGTTTCGATAGCTACCATTATATTGTCGTGTCGTACCTTACTTCTCATGGTGCAGTCTCCAGGATGCTAGGAAAACGAGACTCGCGCGACTCCATTACTGGCTAAAGCGATAAAGAGCCGCTTGTCGCTAAGCCAGTCGCGAATTTCAAACAGGTCCATCGGAACGTGCAATGGAATACGAATTTCCTTTTGTCCTGTTTCGATAATTAACGTGTGTGCTAGGGTCATAGCTAACTCCTTATGTGAGTTGCTGTTTTCTGTTTCCGTTATGCCGATAGTCGCGTGGGCATTTGTCGTGTACCTCGTGTCCTAAATACCTCCAGATACACCTTAATGGAGGCATTTCGTACCGCATGACGGCAGTTACTAGATATTCTGGAACACGTAGACGCCCGAATCACTCTCTATACTGTAGCAATCACCCATAAACAAGTCGCGGGCGAAGGCTTCGTAGTCGATGTAACGACGAAGATGCTCGGGCACATCATACGCATATAGCTCGTCGAATAAATTTTCTGCGTATGCCTTTTCGCTATCCCACTCCCCAGAATAGGCTTCCTGGAAGCCGGCTTCCGTTGCGTGGTCCACGCCTACATTATCGGCGTAGGCTGCGTATGCTTCCCCGTGCTCTTCGATCAATGCAGCTAGCTCGGCTACGTCTTCGATTGCTTCATATTCGCCGATCTTGATTGGGCCAAAACCTTCGTAGTCATGGATTGCCCACTCTTCGGCGCTGGGGGTTGGCGATTCTTTCAGCATTTCGGCGATTGCTTCGTGCATTTCGTCTGCGTCGGTTGCGTCGATCCACTCGCCGTGTAGCTCCCCGGCGTTGTAGCTTGCCAAGCAAGCCACATAGACTCTTGGGGTGTCGGTTGTGGTGCTCATAGGTGCGCCCTCCAAAGGTGAATAGGAAACGAGAAAAGCAAGGCCCGGCCGGGGGCGCGAATTCCCGGAATACGCTGCCGGGCGAGTGGCCTACCCTGCCGGCCATGGGGCTATCTTCAGAATGCCCCCGCAATACGGACAATGCCCGTTTCCGTCGTCGTCGATCCAAAGCAAGCCGGAAGAGACTTCGGGTTGTTCGGGAAGATTGATCGGAAGCAATTGCTGCGCGGGGTCGCGCTTCTCGGGGTATTCTGGCCGGCTGTCAGTTGCGGGGTAATCCTCTAGGTTTGTATAGCCTTTCCCGCAACACCCATCGGGATACCAATTGCAACTATCGTCGGTGTCCCAATACTTGCCGCAATCGTCGCAATAGATCGACGCCCGGGCGTTGTCGAAAATGGCGGTTTCCTCTACGTCGAACGCGACCGGATCGGTATAGCCCCCGCGCACATCGCACCCGCCATGTATTTGCAGCAATACATGGGGCCCGTCGTTATCTTCCCAATAGACGTATTGAATAACTTGGGAAAGCGTATCCTCCCCGTTGTACGTGTTAACGGGCATCGGCGACCCATTGCCGTAGAGCCCCCGGGCGCCGTCAAGATCGGCAACGAAAGACTCCGCGCCCTGTAAGTCAGGATAGAATCCTTCCCGGTCCATGTATTCGTGAAACCGCCGATCTAGTTCCGCGTTGTACTCTACCCGGTCGCGCAGAAAATGGTATACCGAGATTGTCGGGATAATGTCAACCCCTTCTCCGCGCTTGTGGAATTCTACTTTCCCTTCCGGTTCGGCTGCGAAGTCTCGCCCCTGATTGGCTTCCCAATTGCGGCCGTAGTGGTCGCCTGAATCCAGGATACTACGGCCCGTGTTCTCTTGCAGCATTGCCGCAAGCTTCTCTTCGGTTGTCGGTTCGGTTGTTACGTTCATTGGTGCATTCTCCAGGGGTGTGGTTACTTGTTGAGGCAGCGCAATTCAAAATTCTCTACTGCTCCGCGATACTCCCGGAAGTAGTGCCCCCAATACGCTTCGCCGGTTTGGGGGTCCACTCGCCAAGTGACATACGGTTGATAGCTGCCCTTGACGTAAGCAAGGACAAAGCATAAACGACACCCGTTTTTCTTCACCCATTCCGGTGCTTCATAGCGCGTAAGTATCTGCGCGCCGTTTGGGAGTGTGTTTGCTGTCTTGAAGTTGAAACTATTCTCTACCATGCTTCTCTCCCTGTTGTGCTCGTTTTTCTTCTATTTCGTACCCGCATTCATAACACCGATGCTTGATTGTGGTAGCAAGAAAATCCACGAAGAATACATGACTACCGCAAACGGGACATTCACCCATACTTCTCTCCCTGTTGTTGGCGTAGGACAAACCGCCCCGCGCCCGTCTGCCTAGGGGCGCGGGGTGGGCTGTCCCTGCCCGGGGTCGATCAAACGTAGGAAACCTCTTCGGCGTACCATTCCGCCCATAGCTGGCAGACTTCACTTTCCGGGTCGCTTTCAACGGCTTCCTTGACGTATCGCGCGCCATGGGTGGTTAGCTCGTTCTCCAACCAACAGCCTACTTTCCATCCATCCGATAGCTCAATTGCGTTTATGCAATCCTCCCCAGCGCCGCAGTGTTGTGGGCAATCTGCCTCCCCGCCCCCATCCGGAAATGGACCCTTGGGGAATTCGTCGGAATCGTAACTGTATTCGTCGTCTGGATCGGCCGGCGCGAATCCCTCTTTCGTGATACGTTCCCTGATTGCTTCCCCGCAATCCTTGCAGAAAATGTCGGCTGCGTAGATATAAGCGCTCATTGTTGTATCCTCCAAGTAGTTAGGTGTTGTATGCAATCGCGCAATCACTATCACAAAATCTCTGCTCGCACTCTTCCGGTTGGAAATCTCTGCCGCACCATGGACACTCACGGGTGTAATCTTTCCATGCGTCCGGACAACCGATTTCGTGGCATAGTACCCCATTGATTGTCAGAACTTCGCAGGATTGGCACATAGCTGTATTCTCCCTGGGGTGGTGGTGGTGGTGCGTGTAAACGCACGTTCTCTCGATTCTCATTCCTGGATGGCGCCCGGCGCTTCGGATAGTTCCAATTCGAGCATTGTCAATTCGTCGCTATTCTCCGCACACCACTCGCCAATATGCGCGGGGAATAAGTCGGCATTCTCCCCTTTGCTTTCAGTGCGCTCGTGGTAGCTCACAGACTCCCCATAAGCGCCAAGGAAGCAAAGCAAGCTTTCTAGCCCCTCTTGGAGGTTTCCGCCCTGGCGACCCGATTGCAGATCGTCGCCAGTATACTTCCCCTTGTGGCCCGGAAGATCGATATGATAGCGGTAGCGGGTGCGCCCCCTATCTCCAGGGCGGGGCGAGTATTCGATTGACACAAAAGCGCCATTCACGCGCACACCTGGAAGCAAGCGCGGAGTTATCTCGGCTGGTGCATGCAAGATCATGGTGCGTTCTCCCTGTTGTGGTAGTATGACGAAGCAACCAACACGCCCCACTCGCAAGGTAGCGCAAGTGAGGCGTGTTGGGCGCTTCGCAAAGCGCCCGGGTGTTTACTTCATTGCGAACCCCCTTTCTACTTGTGGTTCGGTATACTATGGGTGCGCCAAGGGGAGGGGCTAAGCTTCATTCCATCGGATCGATACAAAGTAGTGCAATTCGCACCCCTCACACTCACGAGTATCGTTTTCGTTTACAATGTCGCAGCCCGCGCACACTTCCGGTTTGCGCGGCAGCGCTTTTAATCCCTCTTCCTTTATGATTCGCGCTTCCATACCCTCTACTTCCCATCCATCGCACGCAATCTGTTCCAAGCAATCGTCGATAGCTTCGGCCGGATTATTACCGATGCCTGTTACCACGTTTTCATACGGAGTGAACGAGCACCCGCAACCCTGGAAGTATTGGGAATGCTCTATCCCGTGGTCGATTAGCTCGAATTCACCGATGGTTTTCATGGTTGGTTCTCTCTAGGGTGTGGTTACTATCACTAGTTATGTAGGGCAACAGCCCTATCGATTTCTCGTTGATCGTCGGAGTGAGTCTGTATGATATGTAAATTACTGTGTACATATCCGTTATCTCTGTATTCCTGATATTCTTCCCGCACTACTCTCAGGCTAAAATCTCCGAACGCAATTTCCCAAGGGTCACACTCCTCTTGCCTAGTTAGTAGTGTGTAATAGGCCCTTTTCATGGTTGCATTCTCCAGGGTGCTAGTTAGTCAAGGTTGTAACGCTTCTCTACTTCGTCGCGGTCTGTGAACGTGAGGGGGTAGCTATCGAAATTGTCCAACCCGTGGTAATCGTAAAGCGCCCGATATGCTTCGGCGCGCTCTAGCGAATCATCGGAGCACAAGTAACGGCGCAAGCCATCACTGGGGACGCCTACATAACGCGCGGCAGATTCCAATTCATCGGCAAACCACGCGGACAATTCGGGGTGGAACCTGTTATCAGAAAGAACCTCATTCTCCCAAGAGCATTTCTCCAGAATAAAGCGATACACTCGCCATTCGATCGGTTCGCGGTGCTCGCCCTCCCCGATTGGTTCCAGCACTTCGCACTCCGGCGGGTAAACACCTGTAGTGTCGCGGTAGACAAACACCCCGCCATAGTCAACCGGGTTGCAATCCCCGATATTTGCGAGTAGTTCCCATTTTGGTTGCGTGGTAGTTCCCATAACTTTCCCCTTAGATACGGTTGCAGTGTGACAAGATAGAAAGGAACGTAGCCCCCTTGCTGGCCAGTAGACAATGAATGAATACCCGCAATCCGAAAGCGCGGATTATCTGCGCCGGATGGGCTAACACTTCGCGCTTACAGATGAACCCGCTCATTCTCAAAATCTCCCTGGCATTGTGGGGTTGGCAGTGTGGATAAGGATAATCCCAACCCAACACCCGATAGCGAACAGGATAAAGGCTGTGCAGATCATAACTTCCCCCTTGTGTTACTCAGTGGCGCTACAAGCGCGAAGAAAGCACGAGCGGTCAAATTGCGGGTTGTCACTCTTGAGGCATTCAGACAAGCGCAAAGCAAGAATATCGATTGCGCCATGGGCGCCGGCGCTTTGCGTGCTTTCCAGGTTGCGCACTTCAGAGATAGCCCCTGCAATCATCCGGTAGTGTTTGCGTGACATAGCCATAGCTGCATTCTCCCTGAGGTGTATGGGTGAATAGGTTGCTCCACTACTGAAAGAGTAGCTTGGAAAAACTACGCTTGACGAAGTAGCTTGGAAAAAGCAAAAAACTTTCTGCGATTTCCTAAACTCACGTTGCGATTGTGCCGATAGGTTTGATAAGGTAGGGAATGCGCGTAAGGGGGAAATACGACAAGTACACTTGCATTAAAGGATCGGCACAATGATCGACTACCGGAGTAGAATCAAACGGCGCCGAAGAGAACTAGGATTGACGCAAGAGGAGCTAGCCAAACGAGCCAAGATACGGCAGTCGCACCTATCGGCCATTGAACGTGGAGCAAGCCGGACGGTCACCGTCGATACACTGACTAAGGTAGCTCGAGCGCTGAAGTGTAAAATTGGAGCGCTAGTCGATTCAGACTGCAAAGGGTGTAGCGAGTGACGTGGCAATATATACTGTGTGCGCTGGCGTGTGCGGTGGTGTATGCGGTTGGCGTGTGGTATGCGTGTAGGCTGTATTATTGGCTTGTGCGTAGGTGTGAAGAGGATAGGGGCGAGTGAGTGGGCAGGGCAAGTGTAGTCATAGTGATGACACAATAGGCGAGTGTGCGTAGGGTGTAGTCAGAGTGATGGCGCCTAAATCGTGTAACAACGCAATTTCGTTGCGCGACCATTGCAAAATGCAATGGTACACATTGCAAATTTGCAATACTACACCACCACACTAGCCTATCCTTATGACTACGCTGGCGTAGTGAGGTACGGCACATTGCCATAAGTATAGTGGTGTCAATAGCTTACGGCACGATACACAGCGGGTGCTCGACCCGAACCGTAAATAGAATTGTACGGATCACGCCGAGGGGCCCCACACCTTAGATTGTTGCCAACCCCCCCCGGCCTTCTCCGGTTCCCCCTGTACCTACCCCGCCTCCGGCGCCACGCCACTTCTGAAACGCTCCGAGGGGCCCCAGAGCCATGCTCGGCAGGCCAAGTGTAGCGAAACGATGCACCACCATTGGTTTAGCTAGGCATGGAGGGAGAGGTATACACCCCTCTTAGCGGTGTCCAAAGGTGTCCCCTATTTTCGGCCAAGTGTCCGGGACACTTAAACCCTTACTATCAAAGGACTTAACCCCCGAAATCCCGAAGTGTCCCCCGGGGACACTAAAAGAAACCGAAAATGAAGAAAGGAAAGGTGGGGGGGGGGACACCGGGACACACACACACACACACACCACACACACACTCATATATACTATATATATAGTATTTTTTCCCTTGCTCCCCCCCCATTTTCGTGTCCCGTTTTTCATACCGGACACCGGGGGGACACTTCGGGGCGCTTACCCCCTGCTACTACGCCATACTAGCGAAGTACCTCTTTTAGGCCCCCCATCTCTTTGCGATGCCCCTCTCCGGCGTCCGACCTGGCCCGCCCTCCTTGGCCGGCAAAGGCTGTGATTCTCAAGTGGCTGGTTTCAGAGTTGGAAAAATCACTTGTTGGTAAAATGGAGTTAGTGCTTGAGTTTCTGGGTTTCTGAATTTCTGAGGGGTACAAAATGAGCGAAATGGCGTGTTTGACGGGGTGTGGAGAGAAGGCGAAAACTCGTGGGCTGTGCGCCTGTTGCTACAGCACGGCTCGCTGCCGGGTGAATTCCAAGCTCACAACTTGGAAGGAGTTGGAGGCGTTGGGGTTGATCCTGCCGTCTACTCGCGGTGCGACAAACAAGCCCCTAGACGAAGCGCTTGAGGCAAAGCGGGCCAAGAAGGACGAGGCCAGCCCCGCCGAAGACCAGGCGGCCCCGGAGCAACCCGAAGCCGAGGAAGCTCCCGTCACTGCCGTGCCTTGGGAGAGGTAAGTGGGCAAGAAACGAAAAGCACCCGCGACCGGCAATAGCATTACCGAACTCTCTCACCGGGCTAAAGCGGTCCTTTGGCGCCAGGACACCGGGGAGAGGGTGACTTACAACAAATGGAAAGCCAGGGTCACGTCGCTGAAGAGCCAGGGAATGTCTAACAATGAGGCTATCGTTCGCGCCTCGCAGGAATTTCCGTGTCTGGGAATCGTGCTGAGAGACTACGATCTCAGCAGATGGATTCCCGTAAAGAAGGAAGACGCACCCGCGCAGACGACAGACCCGCACCCTCCTTCGGCGCCGAAAGAGGATGGTGGATTGGTCGTTGATGGGCACGAGCAATCGTACCGCGATAATCTCCGTTGGGCGATCGAGGCAGCCGGCGTTTATATGCGCACTAAGGCTCAGCCTGAGAAGTGTCCGAACAACGCGGCCTACTATCTCTACACGCAGGCAATCGAGGCGCCGAAGGATTTTATGGCTAAGGTCGGCCAGATCGAAAGCAAGGAAGATACCGAGGCCAAGAACAAGGCGAATATCCGTAAGGAGTCGCGAAAGAGTGTTGACGAGATCAACGAATATCTGGACGAACTGGATTTAGACAACGAGGAGAGCGATGCCTAGGCTCCGAATGCCGCTGACGTTTTGCAAGAAGCCTACCACTGGTGGTCGAAAAAAGAAAAAGAAGACTCTTGAGGCCGTTGATTCGTGCGACAACTGCGGGGCGCCGCTTGGCAGGGAGTGTGTGCGTTCTTACGGCTCGGCCGTATGCGCCGTCAGTGACGGTATACACGTCGCGAGATTCAGCGACGGTGAGGCTCTGAAGCCGCATTTTTTTTGTTCTGCGGAATGTAAACTGGCATTTGCTGCCGACTGGCAGCAAACGCACTTATTCTAAGGGGGCTGCCGTGAAGGAAAGTAGAGTATGGTTTTGGTTGCTTTTGTTGGCTTTTGCAACATTTTTGTCGTCGATCACGTATGGCGGCGAGGTTGTGCAGAACGTATACGAGAACACTGTCATCATTACAGACGGCAGCGGCCACGGCTCCGGGGTCTTGTTCACTCGCGATGGTCGCACCTTCGTCTGGACGGCTGCCCACGTCGCCGACATTTTCATGCAGCCTGACGGCTCGTTTCGGGACGCGACGATCCGGCAGGGCGAGAAGCGCGCCGTTGCTCGCGTGCTCCGTGCCGGCGATTACGAGACCGATACGGACTGCGCGTTGCTGGAGATCATCAGCGGCGACAAGATGGAGGGGGACGCACGGTTCTACCGCGCTTTCGATGAAGTGAAGCTCGGCCAGGAGATCATCGTCTGCGGGACGCCGCTTGATATTGAGTGGAACGAGCGGCTTGTGTCGTTCGGTCGATTTTCGGCTATCGACAGGTTGTGCGACGGATACCCGCTCCTGAAGGCCCGCCGGCTCGATTTCGTGGACATTACCGCGTACCCCGGTAACTCAGGCGGCCCGGTGGTGGACGCGAAAGACGGCGGGATCGTTGGCCTGCTGGTGATGGGCTCGCAGCCGAGGCTCCTCATTATCGAGCCGACGCGCAACATTTACGAGTGGGCCCGTAGTCACGATTGTTTCTGGGCCTTCGATCGATCGGTTCCGATGCCTGATTCGATCTATCCGTGGCCTGGCGATTTGCACGTCAGAGAGTGCCGGGAAAAAGCGGACTCTCGCGGCAGCGAATGGGGTAGCTCCCCACCGCAAGAGAAGGCCGCTAGACGCCGGGGGATTCTCGACATTATCATTGAAGCGATCTTCAACGCTGCGTAGCAGCGAAAGAGGCAAGGGGCAAGGGGCGGCGTGAGGGTTTCACCATATTTCTATCATCGTATCCCGAAAGAGATACATGCTAATCTGCGCTGGCGCGCTGCCGTGCATAAGCGGGTGGCGGAAGACCCGGAGTTCGCGCAGGCCATGATCCAGGCGTGCGCGAAAGACCCTCTCTTCTTTATCAACGGGTGGGCCTGGACGTATGATCCCCGCCCCGAGATAGGTGGAGTTCGTCGGCCGTTTGCGAAGCTCCCGTTTATTCTCTACCCATTCCAGGAAGACGCGATCAAGAGCCTTTGTCGCGCGCTTGGCGGGGAGGATATTCTGGTGGAAAAGAGCCGTGATATGGGCGCGTCCTGGCTCTGTGTCATCTCAGTCTTTTGGGCCTGGCGCTTCCGAACCGGCCTGTCGTTCCTGCTGGGCTCTCGCGTGGAGGGTTACGTGGATGATCCAGGCAACCCGAAGTCGATGTTCTGGAAGATCGACTATCTGCTGAATAACATGCCGTCCTGGTTGCGGCCGGCTGGTTACAATCCAGGCGAGCATCGCCGCAAGCTGCATATCGAGAATCCGGAAAATGGCTCGGTCATCGACGGCGAGAGTACAAATGCTAACTTTGCTCGTGGCGATCGGCGCACGGCAATTGTGCTTGACGAGTTTGCAGCCGTTGAGGCCGGGCACCGTATTCTGAATGCCACGCGAGACGCGACGGCCTGCCGTATCTTTAACTCCACGCCTGCCGGTACGAATAATGCTTTCTATGCGATCCGGGAGACCGGCATTAAAAAGCTGCGGCTTCACTGGTCGATTCACCCGCTGAAGTCCGTGGGGCTCTACACGACCGATGAGCACGGCAAGCTGAAGGTGCTCGATCCAAAGGGATACCCCAAGAAGGGAGACGGCGAACCGTTCGTCCCAATTCTCGACGGCAAGCTCCGTAGTCCGTGGTATGACAATGAATGCAAGCGGGCAGCAAATACGCAGGAGATTGCACAAGAGCTTGATATTGATTACCTGGGGTCGTCGTTCCAATACTTTAACTCCGATCTTGTTCACCAGCGGATTCGCGAACATGCTCGACCGCCGATCCTGGTCGGTGATTTGGAATATGACGAGGAAACCGCTGAGCCGATCGGATTCAGGGAGAACCCGGAGGGGAATCTGAAGCTGTGGTTCCTGCTTGATCGAAATAATGACCCGCCAAAGGACCATAAGTATTCGCTTGGTATTGATGTGTCGGCCGGCACAGGGGCGTCAAACTCGGCTGCGGCCGGTTGGGATATTACGACACATGAGAAGGTCGTCGAGTACGTGAACCCGTTCATTCGGCCTGAATCGCTTGCCAAGCAGGTTATCGCGATCGCTCGCTGGCTCGGTAATGCGTATGTGATCTGGGAGAGCGGCGGACCTGGCCGGCAATTCGGGAGTCGTGTAAACGATCTGCAATACCGCAACGTCTACCTGCGACGGCGAGACGAGGCGATATCCGGCAAGGTGTCTGACATTCCCGGTGTCGCGCAAACGAAGGAGACGAAGAACCTGATACTTGGCGCGTATCGGGCCGCGATCGAAAAAGGCTACGCCGTGAATCGATCCAAGGAAGCCCTCGAAGAAACGCTCGAATACATTTTTGATAATGCGAATGGTGTGACACATTCGCGCGCGACCGACAAGGCTGATCCGTCCGGCGCAAAGAGCAATCACGGTGATAGGGCGATGGCGGACGCGCTGGCGTGGAAGGGGATCATGGATCGCACCACGAATCCCAAAGAGTCCGAGAAGCCGGATATTCCGATTGGTAGCCTGGCGTGGCGAAACAAGATGCGAGCAAAAAAGAAGAGACTCGGCAGTAGAGAATTAGATCATTCCTGGAATTAACACCCGGAGGCAGATTATGGCGTCGGTGGCATTTTCGGAAAAGAAGTTCGGCAGGCTGCATGACAGCATCCAGTGGTCGGAGAGGCAGCTTGAAGTTCATCGCAAGAAGCGAATCGAATCAATCAATATGATGCTTGGCGCGCACTATGCGGAGAAGGAGAACAAGCGCACTATCATTAACAGCCTGAAGATGGCTGTTGATATTTACGTGCGAACGCTCGTGCCTTGTGTGCCGCGAGCAATGGTGAGTTCCAAGAATATGCAGTTGAGATCGATCGCGCAAAACCTGGGGCTTGCTCTCGATCAGATTCCGGATGAAATTGATCTTGAAGACACCCTTCGTGATTTCGTGACGGAAGCCCTGTTTTCTATAGGGGTTATTAGGGTCGGGCTTCATACGGTTGGTGAAGCAATGGGGCTACCATACGGCGCTTCTTACGCTGACTGCATTACGATGGATGACTACTTCCTGGATATGTCCGCTAAGAAGGCGAATCAGATACAGTACGAAGGAAATTCGTACTGGATGGATTTTGACAAGATCAAGGATGCGGACTGGATTATCAAAAAAGCTCGCAAAGACCTGAAACCTGACGAGCACAAGGTTATCGGGGTCAATGGTGAGGAGCGGGCCGAGGGTATTGCAACGTCTGAATCGGCTGAGGTCTTCAGGGATCGGATATGGTTGCGCGACGTGTGGGTTCCGGATGAAGGGTTGATTGTTACTTACGGCGTCACGAGCAAGAAAATCTTGAACGTCATCGAACGAGATGGCCCCGGTAAGAGTCCGTATATCAAACTTGGATTTTCCAAGGTTCCCGGCAATTTGCTGCCGTTCCCGCCTGTCTCTGTTTGGCGTGATCTGCACGAACTCGGTAACGCGATCTATCGCAAGTTGGCCAACCAGGCGGATTCCGAGAAAACTGTTCTCGGTTTTTCCGGGGACGATGAAGGTGCTACGAATTTCAGGGACGCCAAGGATGGGGACGGGATTAAGTATACCGGCACGGAGCCAAAGAAGTTGACTGCCGGCGGAATCAATCAGGCTACATTGGCGTTTTCTCTTCAGAACAATGGGCTTTTCTCGTACTTCTCTGGCAATATCGATTCGCTCGGTGGGCTTTCGGCTATCACCGAGACTGTTGGCCAGGACCGGCTTCTCAGCGAGGCGGCCGGCGCGCAGATGCGAGACATGGGAGGGATGGTTTCCAAGGCTTACAGGAAGGTGTTTCGTTCCTTGGCTTACTATGAATGGAATGATCCGATCAAGCGCCGGACCCTGGAGAAGCCGATCGAGGGAACTGACATTGTGGTTCCGACCGCATGGGGCCCTGATGCGAAGCGGGGTGATTTCGAGGATTACGACATAGATATTGACGTGTACTCGCTCCAGGATAACACGCCAAGCGTGAAGCTCCAAAAGCTAGGCGCGATCACGCAGAACTATATCATACCGATGGAACCAATGATTTCGGCGGCCGGTGGAACGATCGACGTGCAGGCGATTTTGCGTGACGTTGGGAAGTTCTCTGGTATGCCGGAGATCGAGGAATACGTGGTATTTATGGAGCCGGAGAATAAGGATCAGCAGGTCGCTCCCGCCTCTGCGCCGGCCAACACAACTCGCACTTACGAGCGGGTCGGAAAGCCGGGGATGACCGACAAGGGCCTGGCTAATTCCATGCAGCAGACGCTTCTCTCGCAGGCGCCGCAGGGCTCCGGGGCCGATCAGGGGGGCGGCTAGTGGCTGGTTTCAGGGCTCGTATTTGCCCCATCTGTTATAATGGAGATTGGTAGACATTTCGTTTACAAGGGGCAGATTTCTTGATTTACTGTTATGAGACCTCGAACGGCGAGGTCGTTGAGCGCGATTTCCCGATGGGGAAAGCGCCGGCGACGATCAGGGTAAAGGGTCGTCGGGCAAAGCGGAGTTACGCCGCCGAACATGCCGGCAGCCGCCCGGCAGGCGCGGGTTGGCCGCTTGAATGTCTCGGGTCCGGTGTGAGCGGGCACCAGGCCGGCGAGCTTCGTGCATTCTTCAAAAAGCATCGCTTCGATTGCGATGTATCTCGTGACGGCAACCCGATCTATCGCGATCCCAACCATCGCAAGAGAGCCCTGAAGCTACGTGGCTTCAGGGAGAACAACGCCTTTTGTTAGAATTTGTTAGAAGAAGAGAGGAAGATCATGGCATTACCCACGGAATTTGTGGCCGAGATGGACGAGGCACTCGACTCGATCGACGCCGAGGAGAAAGGCAGCGAGGAAGCCAGCGAGGAAACTGGTACTGATAAAGTAGTCGAGACCAAAGAGGAAGGGGCCGGCGAAGTCAAGGATAGCGAATCCGAAGCCAAGGATAGCGATGGCGAAGTCAAGGATAGCGAGGGCGAAGCCAAGGATAGCGAGGGTGACGAGTCCGATGGCGAGAGTGACGAGTCCGAGGGTGAGGGCGACGAAGAGGATGGTGGCGACTCAAAGCCTGTCATTAGTGATTACGCGCTGGAGCAAGCCGTGCTCGCCGGTATCCCCGTCCAGGATGCGAAAGCCTTCGCTTCCGAGGAATCGCTTTTGCGCGTGGCCAAGGTCGTTCAGCAAAGGCTCCTTGATGCCGATGCGGCCGTTAATGATGCCACGAAAGACAAGCCCGAAGGCGAAGACCCGCTTGCCGATCTACTGAAGATCGATCTGTCGGAATTCGACCCCGAGACGGCTGCAATAGTGGGAAAGCTCACGAGCGTCATTCAAAGCCAGCAGCAATCGATCGATGCGTTTCGCACCGAACAGCAAGAAATTTCCCAGGCGAATCTCGATGCCGGTGCGCGAGAGGTTGAATCGTGGTTTGACATGCAAATCAAAAATCTCGGTGAAGATTTCACCGATACCCTTGGGGAAGGTGATTACAGCAGCCTTCCCCAGGGAAGTTCGCAGCTTGCGAAACGCGATGCTATCGCGGATCAGATGGCTGTAGCATTGGCCGGCTATCAAGCTATTGGCCGGACACCGCCACCGCGAGATGAAATCTTTGCCAAGGCGGCAAAACTCGTGTTGCACGATGATTACGTGCAGCTTCGTGAAAAGGGGCTGGCTAAGAAGCTGGCTAAACGAGGTAAGCAGCATACTCAACGTGCTGCCGGGCAGAAAATTAAGAACAATATGTCCCCGGAGGAAGAGGCCGCTGCTGCGGTTGATGCGAAATACGGCACGCCATAAGGGCGCGGCTGCTACCAGTTCGGGGGCGAACAAGGGGCGAACGATAAATGGGGATTCCTTTTTCAGACATTGACGATGCTGTTGCGCTGACTCAAGAGAAGCTGGTGAAGCGGGGTTCTTTTCTCGATCTGCAAACCGACCTGACTGACCACGTTGCAGTTAGGGAGATGTGGAAGGGCCGAAAGAAGAAGTTCGAGGGTGGTAATGATTGGCGCTTTGACGCGCAGATTGACCACAACCATTCGGCTCGTGCTGTTGGACTCTACGAGACTGATGGTTCGGCCATTATCGATACAACGATTTCGATGAAGGTTGGGCCGCGACACGTCAACGCTCATTACACTTACGACAAGCACGAGCCCGCCTTCCAGCGGGGCGGCCTGGCGATCGCTGATTACGTCAAGACCAAGTACGTCGCGATGATGGTCTCGTTTTACGAGTACCTTGAAACGATCTTGTGGAGCAAGCCAACCGATTCCAGCGACGAGAAAACTCCGTTCGGAATTGCGTACTGGGTTACGAAGGCCGCGAGCGAGGGCTTCAATGGCCTCGATCCGTCCGGCTTCTCTGACGGTCGTGCCGGTAAGTCTTCGACCACTTATCCCCGATGGGCAAATTACGGATCGCCTTACGTAGCGGTGTCGAAGGAAGACCTAGTTCGCAGAATGCGGCGCGGCCACCGCAGGACGCAGTTCCGTTCGCCTGTGTCGCACGCGCAGCCGGACTTGAGCGGCATGAAGAACGGAATCTATACAAATGATTCCGTAATCGGCATCATGGAAGAGCTTCTCGAAGCTCAGAACATGAATCTCGGCAACGACCTGGCCAGTAAGGACGGGCGTACCCTCTTCAAGGGTACTCCGGTTACGTACGCGCCGAAGCTCGATAGTGATTCCTCGAATCCGATTTACACGCTTGACTGGAAGTGGCTTGCAATCGGCGTGCTGGCTGGTTGGGAAAACAACCTGACTAAGCCGTACATGGTGCCGAACAAGCACTTGGTTAGTCGTGTTGATTTGGACGCAACCTTGCAAATGATTTGCACGAACCTGCGAAAGCAGGCCGTGTATCACATCGCGTAGTAGCCGCTGTTGGCTGGCGTTAGTTCATTTTCATAAACGAGACGAAACGAGGTAAACATAAATGGATCAGTCAATCAATGGCCATATCAAACAGGGCCGCGTTTTTAAGGAAGTCGTATGGTTTGAGGGTGACACCGCATTGCTCGAAGGCCAGGCGGTTTGCTACAATTACGACTACGGCACCGCGAGCGCTGCGGACGCCCGGCGATTTAACCGCGTCGAGGTTCCGTCTACTACGAACGCTCAGCATTTCGCGGGCGTCTGTGCCTGTGCGTATGCCGCCAATACGGGCGGGCAGTTGATCGAAATTTACAAGCCGGGTTCGATCTGCAATATCCTGTCACGGGCTAGCACGACTCTGGGCGTTGGCCGGCTGACGTTCGAGATTACCGCCACCGTGGCAACGAACGGCTCCTTTAAGTTCGAGGGCCTTGAGGGTGAGGGTTCCTGTATTCCGATGCAGACCGTGGATCGGTCTTCGGATGCTGGCCTGTGCCTGGCGAAGCTCGATCCTCCGGGCCGTCCGTCCGGCGGTTTCGAGCAGGTTCAGCTTGTTGATAATAGCGCATTTGTTGCGATGGTTGGTGGGACGACTGGCATCATCGGCGCCACGCTGACGAATGGCGATGCCACCGAAACCCTTGAGGATGGTGCTATTGCCGGGCTGCGAAAGAAGTTCGTCTGCATTACCACGGAGATTGCCACGAACGATGCGGTCATTACGGTCAGTACCGGCCGCACACACGCTTTGGCTGACAACGACCTGGCGACCGTTACGTTTGCCGGGGCCTCTACGTGCCTGGGCGCTCAAGTGACCCTTGAGTGGGATAAGGCGTGGATCGTGACTTCGCTATCCAAGACTATGCCGGCGCTTGCGTAGTCAACCGCCGTCGAGGCGGATCAATGGCTGCGGCCAGGATGCTCTCTTCTCCTGGTCGCAGTCTTTACTTTCTATTACGGGATTGACAGTATGGCCGAGAGTGGTCTTTCGATTGGCTTCCCTGAGCTTCAGGCTGAAGTCGGATTCTTTGTTGGCTACGGTCGTTCCGGTTGGTCATCGGCGCAGGAATCGGAGATTGATGGGCTCGTTCAGTCTGGCGTTCGGCTAGTCTATTATCCGCCGGCTTGCGATGCGCTTGCTAAGCTCGGTCTCATTGGTTACGAATGGACCTGGCTACGACCGACGAAATCGCTTAGCGTGTCTGCCGCTTACAGTACCGGCACCGTTGCGATCGCTAGCGGCGTTGTTACCTTGACGGGTGGTACATTTCCGTCGTGGGCAGAGGATGGCGAACTATCTGTGGACGGTTCGGTTTATTCGGTGGCTAGCCGTGACGGCGATACACAAATCACACTCGACGATACTAACGTCGATGTAGATTCGGGTACTTCGTACAGTCTCGGTCGTCCGGACTATGATTTGCCGGATGACTTTGGCCGGCTGGTTGGCGACATTCATTTTCCGAAAGACCAGAACCGCGCCTCCATTAAGGTTGTGGCCGTTAGTCAGTTGCTTGCGATGCGCGCAACAAACGAACTGGCCAGTACGCCGCGATGGGCCGCCACTCGCTATAAGTCTTCGACGGGGGCCAGCGGGCAGCGCCAGGAGATTCTTTTCTATCCTACGCCGGATACGGCCTGGGACTTATTGTATGAGTACGATGCGTACAGCGGCGCGCTGAGTGATTCGTACCCGTACCCGCTTGGCGGAATGCAGTATTCCGAGTTGTATATTGAGTCGTGTCTTGCGGTCGCGGAGAGGCGAATCAATGGTATGCCGGGAGAGCATAACGACCAGTACGAGCGCTTGCTCGTGGACGCGATCCACCGCGACAAGAAACATGGCGCCCAATACTACGGACCTATGGGGCACAAGGAAGAGACGACACAGGAGTTTCGTCGGGGATTGACCGGGGGTACATATCCCATCACGTACAAAGGTGCGAGTATTTAATAGACTCAACCGCGAAAGGGGCCTTGAATGGCTAAGGGGAATTTTACCGGTACTGCTTCCAGTGCCGAATTACTTGCTGCGGACGAATACCGAGATCAGATTGTAATTCAAAAGACGAACGCAACAGCCGTTGCGCTCGGTTTCGGCGAGGCTGCCGTAGCTGGCAAGGGCATTCAGCTTATCGAGATCGGTGACGCCGCTATCATTCGCGGCGCCGAAGCGCGAATGCAAATTAACGTCATTGGTAACGGCGGAACCGGCACGTACCAGACAGGTGATATTGACGTGCGCAACGGGCCGAACCCGTCACCTTAACACAGGGGAGTGCTTTAATGGGGAAGTATCCGCCAGGAATGTCGGAAGCTGAAAAGCTCAGGTTATCGCAAGCGCGATTGAAGAAGGAGCGCGAGGCGGCGAAAAGCAAGGGGAAGCCGACGCTGAGTGAATGGGAGAAGAAGCGGGCCGCAGAAAGGAAGGCGGCTGAAAAAAAGCGTGAGGGGGCTATGAAGCTCGCGCCAAAGGGGGTGCAGTCCGGTAGAAACGCGCTGATTGAAGCGATGACCGGCAAGAACAAGAACAAGAGGAAGTAGGGAGAGAGACCAACTGCTGGGTTCAAGCACCAGTTACAACTATCACATTTTTCAGGGGGGCGTTCGATGATTGATCGGGTTTGTAGTTTACTGAAGATGCAGAAACCGGAAATGAACCGGGGCTATCTGTTTGCCAGCGGCGCGACCGTTCCCTCTGATGGGACGGACGGCTACCAGACCGGCTGTATTTTTCAGCATACGGACGGTGGCGCTGGCACCGCGCTTTACTTGAATGAGGGCTCTATTACGTCGTGTGATTTCAACCGGATTGAAAGTCCCGGCGGAAGTCTGACGATCGCCGACTTACAGGACGTGGCCGACGCTTTCTCGACTCGACTCCTTGAGACCGGAACCTATTCGAGTTCGGCCTCGAAGGGTGTCACGCTCAGTTCCACGAATACCCGGCCCTTCTCGCTATTGTACGACGATGCGGGTGTGGCGCTCAGCAATGCCGGCGTGGTTCGCGGTATGCTGTCTCGCGTCCTGCTGACCGTAGACGTGGCTGGCTCGACGATCCTCCCGGCGCGCGGGCAACTAAAAATGCTGGACGGCGTTGATGTTGAGACCGGCATTTACGCCCCGGTTCAGGGCTATATCGAAATGGCAGGCACGCACATTTCTAAGAGTGGGGCAACGCTCTCGTGCTTGTCGGCGAGTATGGAGATTACGACCAAGCTGACGGTTAATAGCGGCGGCGAGGCGGCTGGTCTTCATGTTGAAACCACTGGTGCCGGTACGATCACGAACAACGGTACGTGCGCCGGTATTTTGATCGACCATGCGAGCGGCGCGGCCGATTGGCCGGTAGGTCTCTTGATTACTGGGACCGATGTTTTGATTGGTGTGCAGGTTGGCTCTCAAGCCAACACTGCGGGCAGCGGCCTCGTTCTGGACGCAACCAGTCGTACTGGTTCTGTTCGATCCTTCTGCGATGATGGCGGGGTAAATATCGCTGACAGCGTGCGTAACATTCAGGCTCGCACTCTACTCACGACTGATGCTAGCGGCTCTACGGTTCGCTCCCTTCAGGGGCAGCTAAAACTGACCGATGGCACCGATGTTGAGACTGGCGTTTATACGGGCGTTCAGGGTTACGTCGAGCTTATGGGAGATCATTCTTCCAAGAGCGGCGCCAAGTTTTCGTGCTTTGATGCTTCGGTTGAGATCGCGAGCACGAAGACGCTGACTATCGATAGCGGCGGCGAGTTTGCTGGCGTTCACATCGAGACCACGGGTTCTGGTTCAATCACTAATAACGGTACGTGTGCTGGTATCCTTATCAGCAATCCCTCTGGTGCCCCGGATTGGCCGGTCGGTCTTCAGATGGTCGGGACCGATGTACTGGTTGCTGTCCAGATTGGAGCACAATCTAATACCGCAGGTAGTGGTGTTGTGCTCGACGCCACTACCCGCACCGGAGCCGTTAAGGTCTACACTGACGACGCTGGTTCAAGTGTTGCCGATAGCGTTCGCGGAATTCTGTCTCGCACGTTGCTAACGGTTGACCAAACCGGCGGTACTATCCGTGCGTCTCAAGGTCAATTGAAGATGCTCGACTTGGTTGACTTGACCAGTGGAGTGTATTGCGGTCTTCAGGGTTACGTCGAGATGGCCGGCACGCATATTGCGAAGACTGGCTCTAAATTTTCGTGTGTCGATGCTTCGATGGAGATTGGTACTGCCCTTACTATCGACAGTGGCGGCTTGGCTTGTGGTATTCACGTTGAAACCACTGGCTCTGGCACGATCACTAACAACGGCACCTGTGCTGGTATCGTTGTTGACAAGGGCGGGTCGGCTGATTGGCCGTTTGGTTTGATTCTGAACGACTGTGCCAGGTTGATGACTGGTGCAGCCGCGCTCTCGGGTTCGACTGCATGGAATGCAATTGAGATTACCACGACTTCGACGCAGACGCATTCGAGCGGTTATCAGCGGTCGATTTACTGTAATCACACTCACCAGACAAACGCCGCAACTGGTTCGTCTGAGATCAACGTGATTGCTGCTGATTTGCAGTGTACGGCAAATGTCGGCCAGGCGGCGTATTGCTTCACTGCGTATACTGGCTCGATGGCTGGGGCAACGATCAATCGTGTTGCTCATTACGCTGGCTATCTGGATGCGATTACCGGCACCGTGAACGCTTCGAGTGTTGCATTCTTCGAGACAAACGGTGGTGCGACGTATAACAGCTTCATCGCCCTGCGCCGGCACGCCGGAACGATTCATGCGATTATCAGCGATAAGTCTGGTGGCATTACCGCAACCAACCTGTTCGAGTTTGAGGTTGCCGGCGGGCCAGCAACGCTTGCCGCCGGAACGTACTCGACCGCCGAAGGGTACATGACAATTAAGGTTGCGGGCTCAACTTATCGAATGCCGTTCTACAGCGGCACGGATTAGTGCTTGCTGATGCTTGTTTTCCCCGCCTCCTATGGGGCACGCCGCTTAGCGGTTCCCCTTGGATGTGCGGGGGATTTTTTCCTGTTTCCTTTTCAAGAAGAGAGGTACTATTATGCTGCTTGGTCAAGTGTTTCAGTCGATGCCTGCGTGGCGTAAGTTGTCCGCCGTCAATATGAAGCCGGCCGTCGCGTACAAGATTCTCAAGTACACAAAGCTGGTTGACGCGGAGTACGAGATTGCCGACAAACAGCGCGTGGCGTTGATCCACGAGGTTACTGAGACCAAGGAGGGCGATCAGGTGTCAATCAAGCCTGGTGACCCTGTAATGACGGAGTACGTTGAAAGATTCAACGAAGTTATGTCGCAAGAGATTGAGCTTCCCAAGATTGATCTCGACTTCGGCGAAGTGATCGACGCGCTCGACGGCAAGGACGACGTTCTTTCGATTGCTGACCTTGCCATTCTGGAGCCGTTCTTTCAGTCGGGCAGCAGCGAAGGTGAGTAGTCGATGGCGAAGAAGCGCGAACTGCACGTACCGTTTCCGCTTGCTGGACTGAACCGTAGCGGCGCTTACCGACAGCAGCCGCCGTATTCTTCGCCCGATATGCTGAATGTTCGCGGCGCCGCCGCGCTCGAAAGACGCGAGCGCGGCGGTAGCCGGCCAGGGCTTGTGTATTCGCACGATGATGATATTGGATCGAACGTGCGAATGCTCACTACAATGACGCTGGCGCTGGGTGATAGCTTTACGATTTGGTCTGACACGTTCGGCGGCTCGTCTCTTGCGTCCGCCTGGACGCAAGCCCCATGGGCCAGCGCTGTCCCTAGCGTGCTTCCGTCATCACTCGTATCCGTGGATTACACCACTTCCGAGGGCGAGGTTGTTGCGGATGCGCTGACCATTGATACGTCGCAGCCGTACACTGTAGAAATGTTCCTGGCCCCGTGGGCCGGCGCGTGGCATGGTGCGTATCGCTTGTATTTGAGGCTCGACGATACCACACCGGCCTACGCGACCGATGGCGTGTTCATTGAGCTAGTGGCAACGGGCTCGACTGGCGCCTACACGGCTTCACTGAAGTCGTATACCGGCTCTGCCGAAACGGTGGTGGCTACTGCCGATAGCACGCTCAGTGTCGTGTACCCCGGCTGGTTATCTGCCACTGTTAGCGGCACCACGGTTACGGTGTACTGGTGTGGCACGCAGATTCTCACTGGCACCGTGGATGCGCATGCAGGCACTCGCGTCGGCTTCGGGATGAACTGCACGGTGGCCGCTGGTCTCTGTTTATGCAATGTGTTCCGTGTGCAGTATTACTCAACCGGCAGTGTACCCGCGCTGCGGACACAGTTGATCGCGTCGGCCGGTGGCGATCTCTACAAGGAGGGGCCATACGGCCAGCTTTCCGTTATATCGTCAAACCTCACTGTTCGCAGCGATGTGCCGCTCATGGCGGCGCAGAGCGGGCAGAAGCTATACATTGCTGATTATGGCGATCTGCGTGACACTGGCACGGACGGTACGGTGTCGGGGAGCGACCTGGATGATGGGGGCGGGCAGGATTGGACGACGCTGGGGATCGATACCGATTCTGATGTTTGTGTAATCTCAAATGTAGGAGGAGACACTGTTGCTGGAACTTACGGGATTGCCTCAGTTGCCGTCGGAGCACTCACGCTGTCTTCGGCGCCTGGCGATGGAACCTGTTCGTATCGCATTGAACGAGCGCCGAAAGTGTATGACCCATCGACAGATACTATCGCTATCCATAGCGCCACCGCCGGAAAAGGCCAGGTGCCTACGGGTTGCCCATTAGTCTCCCGATGTTTTGGGCGAATCTTCTACTCCGGGGCTGAGATTGCACCGCACGCCTGGTACGCGAGTCGCCAGAATGACGAAGACGACTTCGATTACTCGCAGACCGATTCTCAGCGGGCAATCGCCGGTACGGCCAGTGATACCGGCGTTCCCGGCGATCCGATTATTGCGCAGATTACACACAGCGATGACTACCTGATTTTCGGATGCCGTGATTCGCTGTGGAGGATGGCCGGCGACCCGGCCTTTGGCGGTGCGCTCGACGCGATAAGTCGCACCGTGGGAATCATCGGCCAGAACGCTTGGTGTATGGGGCCTACTGGCGAGCTAATTCTTTTGTCGCTGAATGGTCTGTATGCGATCGCGCCTGGTGGCAATTCCTACCCGATTCCGCTGTCGGAGGAACCGCTGCCGACTGAACTTCGGAACATTGATCCAAATACATATGCGATCTCGCTGGAGTACGATGTACCGGATCGTGGTGTTCATATTTACCTGACGCCCGAATCATCGAATACGCGCATTCATTTCTGGTTTGACTGGGATAGCAAGACGTTTTGGCCGCTAACGCTCACGGCGAACCATGAGCCTACGGCTACCTGCGCGATGCAGGGTACGGCGATCGAGGATTCTGGCGTTATTCTCGGCTGCCGCGATGGCCGACTCAGGCGATTCAGTAACCTTGCCGGCAATGATTGTGGCACGGCGTTTTCGTCGTATGTGGTTATTGGCCCGATTCCGCTAGCAAAGGATTCGTATGTCGGGTCCGTCGTGTCGATGGAAGCCGTTTTAGCAGAGAATAGCGGCAACGTGACGTGGACGCTGCACCCGGCATTAACGTATGAGCTAGCGGTTAGCGCGTCGGCTTCTGACACGGGTACTTGGGTTGCGGGGCTGAACGACACGAACCATCCGGCGTGCCGTGGCCAGGCGTGTACGTTGAAACTTACTGGTGCGTCTCATACGCGATGGGCGTATGAACATACATTGATTACTACAAAAGAAGCTGGCAGAAGGCGGAAGCAGTAGATGGACTTTCGGATACCCAACCCGCATTCACCCGAGGAGGTGCGCCGCGCGTTCGGCAGGTTGAAGGCGCCGTTCAGCATCCTTGACGAAGGGGCTGCCGGGGAGGTTCTTGTCGGCGCTGGCGTTGGCTCTGTGCCTGTGTGGGGAACCGAGTTGACGGCGCTTACCAAAGTCACTGTTGACAACATTACGCTCGATGCCACTACGATTACGAGCGACACCGGCGCGATTGGCTTCGGTGACGAGAATCTGACGACGACAGGAACGATCACCGGAATCAATGTCACCAGCGGGGAAAATCCAGGACACACGCATACGGGCGCAAGTCTAAGCGGAATTGATATTTCGGATGACACGAACTTGGCTGCAATATCGCCAATCGTGCTGACTGACGACACACTGAGTCTGGATCAGTCCGCCGTAGATCATGGCTCGATTGGCGGCTTGGCTGATGATGACCATTCGCAATACCACACTGACGGTCGCGCCGCTACGTGGCTTGCTGCGAACCATGAAACGACTTACAACCACGCCCATTATGATACGGCTTATGGCTGGGGAGATCACGCATCTGGTGGTTATCTGAAGGCGAACGGTACGGTTGCATTGACGGGCGACTGGGCTACGGGGGCATTCAGTTTCATTGGGAGCGAACATTGGTACTTGCGGGCCGATAACAAAAAGATGTATTGGGGCACCGGAAACGATGCTTCAATTTATTACAGCGGCAGCCACCTTATGTTCAATTCGCAAGAATATGGGGGTGGAGACTTTCATTTTCTTAACGGAAATATGTATTTCCCGGCCGACAGCCAGAAATGCTACTTCGGCGAGGGCTACGACGCTTCGATTTGCTACAACGGTACGGACCTTGTTATCGAATCACGAGAAGTCGGCACGGGTGATGTGAGGATTCCGAATGGGAGGCTCGGGATCGGTACGCCGTATGGGCCGGATTTCCTTCTTGATACAAGGTACTTCACGGATGACGAGTCCATACAGCAAATTTGCTGCAAAGCACAGATTACTTTTGGTTCTTCCGGCAGCGGGGATATGACCAACAAGGCGTATGCTCAATACTTCGCTGCGCAAACGGACGCTGATTACGATGGAGATTTTACCGGCAGCGCTTTTCTGGCTGGGGTTAATGGGGTGGCTACGCATTACGGCAGCGGGACGCTTGCTAAAATGTATGGCGGCATGTTCCAGGTGCATCTGGCCTCTGGTGCTGGTAATGTCACGCGGGGATATGCGTTACGGGCTTATACCTCCGATTCGAGTTCGGTTGGCCAGTTCACATATTGCTACGGCCTTTACGTTGAAGACGTAAATATCGGAAGTGGCTCGAATAACTGGGCAATCTACACGAAGGAGGGATACGTCTACCACGAGGGCAGCGTCGGTATCAATGTCGCGTATCCCGACGAAAAGCTCGAAGTGCATGGCCACATTCATCTTGACGATAACTACAAATCGAAATACGGGACCGGCAAGGATGCGACGATCTATTACGACGACACCAATTTGATTATTGACCCTGACGAAGCCGGCAGTGGGGTCGTCAAGATTGGCGCAACGGCTGACGATACGATCGATGCCGGGTCGTATTCGGTTGCCGGCGCGGCCGGCGCGAGTGGAACTTTCACGACGGTTGACGGCAAGACGGTTACGGTAACTAACGGAATCATCACTGCAATTGTGTAAACATGCCTAGCGCCTACACCGCAAAGCCTGCCGTCACGTCTTCGCCTAGCGTACCGCCGGGGTGGAATCCAATTTGGCCGAATCCAGGGCCATTGCCGCCGGGGTATGAAATGGACCTGTCCTTGAGCCTTGAAGCTCAGGAGCAGATGCAGCCGGGCGTTACGGTCAAGGGCCTCTCGCTTTCGTTGTTCGATCACGTAACTTTTCCAACAACGGAGCCTCAGGAGAATACGGTTTGGTCGGCCACGTTTCAGGATAACGGTGAATCGGTGCTGATTAGCAACGGCGGGCCGTATGCCGAGACCGTAGAGCAAGATTACTCGGTACTTGATCCTGGCTGGGGGGTTACGCCCGAACTTGATTTCTTCTTATCTGGTGCCGATGTTGGCAGAACTGTAGTGCTCGAATGTAATAGTGATCCATTTGGACTCGGTTCACTTATTGCCAGTGCTAACATTTTGGTTGTTGCCAGTTTGCCCGATCCGGTTCTCAGGTTGGAAATATCCGGGACCGTATCCGTTACTGGTGAACCCGACTATGACTACTGGTATTTTTCTGGCCAAGTGTATGTTTACAGGGGCACCAAGTACAAGAGGATTGATTGCAATTACGAGGGCGGTGAAAGCGAGTATGCGGACGGGTGGCAAAGCAGCGTGTCTGGTACGCTTGCTGGAGCAGAGGCTACCGCAGACGAAGGGGCGTACACCATAGATATAGCGGCTCTTGCCAGGGCGTACTACTTACTGAAATACAAAATGTCTTCTAGCGCATCGAATCCCGGTGATGATCCGCCGGTGCCGAATGATGCTGTGCCGTTTACGATAACTGGTACTGTCAATACGTACATTACTGAATACGGCCTATCGGAACGGCTTGCTGATACAGAAGATTTCGAGAAACAAGACGAGACGCTTGGAACCGGGAGCATTCTTTCGCTGGGCTGCGTAAGCGGGTACAACGGGAGTATTTCTATATATTAGGGGCCCTCAACGTAAGTGAGTATTGATTATGGCGTTTTTGGGAACTAGGCGCGGTGTTTCGACGACTCAGGACCAATACGGTCAATCGTCGAGTTCATACGATCCTGGCGCAGCGTTGCAACAGCAACTTGCGCAGGAACAGTGGGACTGGCAGAAGCAGATTTACGGCGCGCAAGCCAAGGCAGCCAGGCAAGGGGCCGCCGGGCTTACTGGCATGATTGGCCAATACAACCAGGCTTACGGCGCCGCGAAGGACGCTAACGAACGGCGATACCAGGAAATGCTCGGTATTACCGACCAGACTACCGGGCAACGGATGGCTGATATTCGGCGTGATTATGAGGGGCAATCCGCCGATGCTATGCAGCAACTCTCCCGGCTCGGCCTGGCCAACACAACGATTGCCCCGACGATGAAGATGGGTGTGGAGCGTGAGAAACAAGCATCACTTAATCGGGCCGCCGATGCACTCCAGGGTACGAAGCTCGGCATTATGGAGCGCCGGACTGACGAGTATCCGAAGTCTGATATTATCTTGCAGCTAGCGCAGATGCTTGGCCAAGGTGGCGGTGGCGCTGGCGTCGGCGGGATTGTGAATGCCCTTAGTAACATGCGACTAGGATAACTGACATGCCGATTACAGTACGTCATGATGCCGGCGACGGCGACCTTTCCACGCTGACTGGGCTCGCCGCCCTAGCTGGCTTGATGCAAGCGAAAGCGCCACAGGCGCCGACTGTAACGCCGCAGGGTGCGCCTAGATTGATTGGTCGTGGTGGCGGCGGGAGCATGTTCGCAAGCATCGATAAGGCTGAGGCCCTGAAGTCGCAGCGCGAAATGCAGGTTCGCGAGATTGACGCGAAAGCCCAAATGCAAAAGCAGGCCGCCGATGAGTCCATGAAGAAGGTCGCCATTCAGCATGGCCTCGATCGGGAGATGCAGGAGATAGCCACCAACGATGAAGTCAGGAAGATGCAGGAAAAGGCGAAGATGGAGGCGAATCAGTTTACATGGAAGTTTGGGCAGGGTGAAAAACAGAAAATATCTCAGTACAACAATAATAAGCGCGCTATTGCTGCGGCACTTGCGGAGGGGCGCATTTCGCAAGGAGATGCGGACGCTGCGAACCGTCAAAATGAACTGAAGCTTGGCGGGGTCGAGCTAGCTGCCTTCCCAAACGAGAATCCCTATCCACCGGGCAAGGGGCCGGCGGATATTTGGATTGATGAAAAACTTGGCGGTGCAGTTGGGCTTGATAGGTCCGGTAATGCGCGAATGCTCGTTGCACCAAAGGACATGCCCGAGAACATCGAGAAGCAGAAGATGCTCGATCATCAGTTAGAGATGGAATCAGAGCGGGCGAAGCAGATGCTTGAGATGCGGCTGAAGCTTGCGACTGAACCGATTCAAACGGGGACCGGCGAAAACAGGACGGTTGGATACCGTTCATCGCAGCAGATAGATGAAATTATGCAGAAGATTATCGGCGGGCAGCCGGGGGAGCAATCGCCGCAAGAAGAATGGTGGGAGAAAGAGCATAATCGCAATCTTGCTATTCACGAAGAAGACAAAGCGCTTCCACCGCAGATAGGCCATGCCGCAGCGTATGTTCGGACGATTCAGCGTAAGGGCGGGTTCAAGGCGCTTCCGCCGGAAAAGAGGGCAGCATACTTTGCGGCAGTTGATCTCCTGAAACAATTTGCGAACCAGTAACTATGCCAGTTAGCCAGGAAATCCTCTCGATGATTGAGAGGGGCGAGCGAGATTTGGCCAACAACGCGCCAAAGCTCGACGAAGAAGTTGCCCTCGCGGTCAAGCAGGCCGACGAGCACGCTAAAGCTCGTCGTGATCTCTTGCGCGAAAAGTATGCCTGGGGCTTGGTTGCGCCGCTAAAGGGTACTCGGCTGGACTACGCCAAGAAGGCTATCCGGGAAGTTAAGGATCACTCCGAAAGGCAGTGGCTCGTAGAGGAAGTGGCGCGAATCGCTAAATCGCAAGAATGGTCACAGCGAAAGAAGTACAGTGAATCGGGCTATCTCGGTCGCCTTGGTAGCGCTGCGCAGAAGGTTGGTGGCGCCTTTGCCGAGGGCGGCACCGGCATGGTGGAGGCGCTGGACGACTTGCGAAAGCTGGCGCACGGCAAGGGTCGATCCGCTGAGGATGTACGGTTCCTACAGGCGCTCGAAGCCGCAAAGCGTGCCGAGAACCCGTTCTCTTCCGAGGCTCCCGGCCTGGCCGGCAAGGCGGCGACAGGGGCGGCCGGCATGGCGCCGGACATGGCTGCGGGGCTCCTGGCTTTACAGACCGGCGGGCCAAAGGCTGCTTTTGGGTATTGGGGCGCCCGGATGGCGCCTGAGCGAATCGAGGGATACAAGGGAATGGGTGTGCCCGCTCCGGTTGCTGGCGCGGCTGGCATCGGGACTGCGGCGGCCGAGGGTGCTATCGAACTTCTTAATCTCGATCCGACTGGCCTGACCAAGCCTGTTGCTGAGCCGGCAAAGAAGGCGATTCGCCAGGGTGTTAGGTCATTACTCAATAGGGCTATCGGCGAGGGGGCCGCCAAGCAGGGGGCGAAGGAGCTTGTCAAGAAGTTCGGTGGCGAGGCAGTCAAGAACGCTTTGAAGCACCCGGCTACTAAGCGTGGCATTAGCGCCGCCGGTAGAGCAATGGAGCGTTTTGTTCTGGAGGGCGTGGAGGAGGGTCTTCAGGCCGAGGTAGAGACTGGGGGGCAATATCTAGCCGCCAAGGCATACGAGGACATACCCGATATTCCCGCGAAAGCGATCGGGGAGGCCGGGATAGAACAGGGTCTCGGGGCGCTGCCTGGATTGGCGGTACTCAGTGGTGCCGGCGGCGCCGTGGACGTGGCGCAATCCGTAGGCCAGGCAAGGACGCGCGTAAAGCGATTTGCCGAAGGGGCAGAGCACGCAAAAGTGCAGTCCGAAATAGTCGCCTTTGCCGACCGGGGGCATACCCCATCGGTTGCAAAATGGCAGGAATGGGGCCTCAAGGAAGAGGAGGGGATGAATCGGAAGCGCCGTCGCGAAGCCACTCAAGAGCTTGCGGAGGCTTACCGCGAAATCGAACAGATGCGATTCGCCTTTAGTGGTGTGACGCCAACTGCCGCGCAATGGAAGGCTCTCGGCTTACCGGAGGAGGCTGGCAAAACAGAGGCGGATCGTAAGTCGTACCTTGCCGAGAAATTCCTTCCCGAATCCCCACGGCAGGCTGAAGCTCCCGTTGAGGAGCAGCCGGCTGCTCTTGCGGGGGAAACCCAAGCGTTGGAAGCGAAGGCAGCCCGTGGTGTTGCCCCTGCAACCCATGATTTTCCAGTCGAGATGGAGGGAACCGGGGAGCAGATTGGTGGTCGCGAGGTCGTTCGGCAGTTGGAACAAATCTGGGGTACGCCACTCCGTTTTGGCCGGCTCGGCAAGCATAAGGCGCGTGGTATCTACAAGCTGAAGTCTCGTGTTGCCAGGCTCGCGAAGGGCGAGGAGGCATCACCGGCCGTGCAGATTCACGAAGCTGTCGGACACCATTTAGATGAAACGACAGATATTCTGAAATCCGCCCCCGCAGACGCGAAGCAAGAAGTCGGTAAGCTGGATTATGATGCAAGCAAACTGCGAGCCGACGAAGGCTTTGCAGAGTTCGTTCGCGCCTATCTTACCGGGGGGACCGAACGATTCGCGAACGGGATTGACTTGAAGACCGAGGCCCCAAAGTTCCTGTCGCACTTTGAAGGCTGGCTCGAAGAACACCCTGAAGTGAAGGCGAAGATGGAGGCTAGCCGCGAGCCTTTGCTGGCCTTCAAGCAGGCCGGTGCGGTTGGGCGAGTGAAGGGACAAATTAGCAAGACTGGCATAGATCGCGGAAAGGCGGCCCCGCTTCGTGACAGGCTCAATAAATGGAAAGAACACCTGTATGCGCGGGTCAAAGAGGAGGGTCGGCCAGTCAAGCGATTCGTCGATGAGGCGCGGCAGCTAGGCTATGACCCCGAAGGCGAGACGACACCCTTTGAAGACTACAACGCTTTGCGGCAGGTGGGCCCGCACTTTGCCGAGAACGCGATTGAGCACGGTGTATTCACGCTTACGGGCACCCCTGAGAAGATTGGCCCGTCGATGTACGAGGCGCTAGCAGAGGTTGAGCCGGGCGAAGACTACGAAAACTTCATAGCGTGGGCATACGCTAACCATGCCATTGAGTCCTGGGGCGAGGAGAAAGACCCTGGCATTACTCTTGCAGATGCCAAGGAAGTAGTGTCGCGGCTAGGTAATTCGCGCTATGAAAGTGCTGCCGCGAAAGTGACGGAGTTCAACAATGCGTTAATCAATGTGCTGGCCGATGCCGGTGTTCTTGATGCCGAGGCGGCAGAGAGGATCGTTGCGTCTTACGAAACATACATTCCACTCGAACGCGCGAGGGAGGGCTCTCGCGGCGGCGGTGGTCGCCGGATGCTCGATCTGTCGAGCGCAATTAAGGGGCGGCGCGGCAGCGGATTGCAGATCGTCGATCCTATCGAATCGACGCTTGCCCGCGCAACCCGGTTGTATGAACGAGCCGCACAGCAGCTTGTAATCAATAAGCTGGTGCAAGTCGCCGCTGACGTAAAGGGTCTCGGCGGGTGGGTTGAGGAAGTGCCCCCGAAGGTTCTGGCGACGAAGTTTTCTTTTGAAACGATCAAGCCGCAACTCGAAGGCTTGGATGAATCACTTGGGATTGACGTTGAACATCTCCTCGAAGACATAGACCCCGAGACGATACTGACCGTATGGCGCCCTGATCTTATGAAGGTGCATGGCGTCCCCATTTACAGGGTCACGCTGGATGGGGAGTCCCGGTTCTTCCAGCTAGACCCCGATCTCGGTGACGCGCTCGGTGGACTTGAAACCGTGCAGCATCTTGATCCGGTGACTCATATCATGCGCGCCGTTACCGGCCTGATGAAACGAGGCGCCACGAGGCTCAATCCCGATTTCATACTGTCGAACGCGATACGAGATTGTGACGCCTTCCTCCTGCAAGGAGAAAAGGGACTTAAAGGCGCCTTCGATCCGGCGCAATACGCTGCGGCCTACGTGTTCTCGGAAATGCAGGCCATGAAGGGCGAAAAGGGCGTACCGGAAGTCGAGCTATTCAAGCGCATGGGTGGCGAGCTTTCGACGTATGCCGGTCTCGACAGGCTCAGGCTAAGGCGGGGCGCCCGTCGTGCGGTGCATGGCCGGCAAGGAAAGCTCGCTACAACATCGAACGTGGTTGGCGTTACCGAAGTGGCGCCGCGAATTGCGGAGTTTGCTGCGATCCTGGAGCGAGAAGGCTGGCTCGATAGAGTCAGAGCCGGCGAGACGCCGCCGATGGAAGTGCTAATTCGCGCGATCAACGCTGCCCATGACGTGACGATCGATTTTCGGCGCATGGGAAAATGGGGTCGGTATATCAACTACTATGTCCCGTTTTTCAATGCACGGGTTGAGGGTCTTGATAAATTCGTGCGCACATTCAAGGATCACCCCGGCCGTTCGACCTTTCGTGCGATGAAATACATCGTATTGCGATCGTTCATCTACTGGTGGCTGCGACACGACGACGACGACTACAAGGAACGGCCTGCCTGGCAGGATAATTTTTACATCTTCAAAGACGGTGAAGGTAATCCGGTATGGCGTGTCCCCAAGCCGCAGGAGTGGGGGCTAATCGGCAGTGGTATCGAACGAATGCTCGACGCCATGTACGAGCGAGACCCGGAGCCTGTCGCACGGTGGTTCGGGCAGGTATTTTCGACTATCAATCCTGGCGTTTTCCCTGCTGGTGTTACGCCCCTTGCTGAATCACTTGCAAATTATGATTTTTCGTTTCGGCATCGGGAAATTGAATCAAGGTCTCTTCGCCGACTTGAGGCGCCGGATAGATACTACGACCATACAACGGGTGTGTCTAAGGCTGTGGCTCGTTTGTTGCATAAGGTAAGCGGCGGCAGCATTAAGTTTGGTCCGGCGAAGATCGATCACCTTGCGGACGGATTGCTTGGCGGGCTGTACGGCAAGATCAATGCTCCGTTCGACAAGCTGTACCGGGGTGGCGAATGGAGCGCTAGCGATATCCCCGGACTGAAGGGGCTGACGCTGCGGCAGGATTACGCGAGGAGCATCGATGATTTTTACTCGCGCAAGGAATCACTTAGCAAGATCGCCGAATCAAAAAAGCTACGCGGCGAAATAGACGAGGAACATGCTGCCGAGTTTCGTCGCATACAATACGCCGAAAGCCTCATGTCGGATATACGCAAAGCCATTAAGGGCCTCCCGGCAAAAGAGAGGAGAGAGGGCAGGCTGGCGATGATCGGCTTAGCGCGGGCAGCGCTGGGGCGGGAGCCGCTTGAAAGGTATCCTAACCCGATCGCTAATCCTGATGCAGTCCCCGCTGCCGCGCGTGGTGCGCTGGTGAAACATATCTCCCAGAAGGCAATTACCGCCTCCGGTAAGCTAGGGGTCGAGAGAACCGAACGTGCTGCGGAATATCTCCGTGCGATGGAGGCTGATCGCGATGTGATTTCAAGTTCAGTGTATGACCGGCTGCGCGTCCAGGGATTCCGCTCGACGACTGCGAGAGAGCGGCAGATGCGGGCAATATCGAGCTTGTAGCAAGGTGGCTGGAAAGAAAGTTCGCAAAACTGAGTCTTGGTATAATGAAAGGTGCTGTGCAAGTTCTTCGTTCGAGATTTTCCATGCATGATTCTCTGCATAGCGTCCAACCGGGCGACGTAATCGGTTTCTCCGGTCGTAGCTGGCTAAGCGCTGGTATCAATATCAGTACATTTGGCATTCCCTTTTGGGGGATTAGTCATGTCGGAATTGTTGGTTACGCCCATCAGGCGCTGCCGTCGTACTCACTGTTCGAGAGCACGGGAAAAACCGGCGTGCAGAGTCGCAACTTTGACGAGGCCATTATGGATTATAACGGTCGCGTCTGGTTATATCAATTGTCACGGCCGCTGTTCCTGCATGAGATGACGCGGCTTATGAGGCGACTGAAGGGGCTGGAGGGGCGCCCGTATGACGTGCCTGGTGCCGTTCGGGCCGGCGGGGCGATCTGGTCGCTTATTCAGGCAGTCGCACGCGGCGAAGACCTAACGAGTCTGTTTTGCTCGGAGTTTGTTGCTGAAGTTCTATCGTACATCGGTATTTTCCCGACCGCTAACGCGAGTCGATGGAGCCCGAATCATCTGGTCCGCAAGCTGCGGCGCATGGGAATCGTAAACCCACCAATGAGGTTGAAGTGAAGAGAGCCCTTGCTGTATTACTGCTGTGTGTCACATGCGGGTGTACGCCTAGCCGCACACCCGTAATCGAGCGTCCGGCCGTTAACGTGCCGATGGCCTTTCGTCAGCGCAACTACACCGACAGCGGCTCCTGCGTCCACGCAACCCTTATTACCCTGCTTCGGTGGCAGGGTCGTGTAAGCGATGCGAACCGTTGGCGTCGTGACTTCCAAGGCGGTGAGTGGGCTAGTTCGTTCGCGCAAAAGCTGGACGGCAGGGGGATACGTTACGCATACGTCACTAACGGCGGCGTGCCGTTTCTTGAGTGGGCTTGTTCAACCCGGCGCGGGTGCGGCATTACCGTCAAGGGCGGCGCACACATGGTCGCGCTAGTTCATCTTGACGACAAGTGGGCAGCAATCCTTGACAACAATGATGTATCGAAATTTACCTGGATTCCACGCGAGACACTAATCGCTGAGTGGAAGGCCAGTCACGGTTGGGCTGTTACGCCAGTGTACTCGCCAGCGGCGCCGTTGCCCTGGTAAACCTGTTCAGAAAGAGAGGAAGAAATGTTGAGAGAGTTTTTTAGGGTGCTCTTAATTGGGGTCGCTCTTGGCTTAATTTTCTGTGGAACATTCGTTGTCATGTCGTCTCTGATTTCTGCGTGTTATGCCGCAGAGGTAACTACAGAGGAGCGCGTGATCGATCTTCCCCAGGACTCCGAGAAGTGGTTCGTTAGTGTCGTCGGCGATGCGGAAGACCCGCAGTTCCAGGCGGTCCTGCAATGGTTCAATGAAGACGAGAAGCTGAAAGACCTGAAGGGTGCAGTTCACTTTTGGAAGATCGCCAGCAACAGCACGGCCTACGAGACCCGGTACAAGCACAACGTCAAAGGGCTCCCGACTGTGCGGATTCAGGAGGCGAGCGGCGCCGTTATCTATGAGGGGGTTGGCGAGCAGATTCCGGCATCGGCCGATGATTTGTACCGAGAGATTTCGGATTCGTCTACTGGCCGAATTATCAACTGGCCGATCTTGAACCGGCCGATCCTGCCGTGGCGCCGTCATATCGAAAGAGAGAGAAATCAGCAGCCGTCCCCCGCTCCGTGCCCCGGCCCCGACTGTGCCCCCGTGCCGCCTGATCCCACGGTGCCGCCCCTCAGCGACGGTGGCCCGCCTCAAATGGATTCCGGGCCGTCTGCGGGGCTTGTGCTCGCTCTGTCGATCTTATCGCTGCTTGGCGGCGGCGCTGGCGGGCTTATCTCCCAGTGGCGGCGCACCTATCGCACGGATGGCTGATCGTTACGAATTCCAGTTTTCCCTAGCAAGAGAGGTTTGCATGAGTTTTCTCGAAATCGCTTTGTTGTGTATTGTTGGTGTCGGTGGTGGGTGGGGTATAGTCTCGTGGCTGTTCAAGAAGGATACCGCCCGCGAGGAGCGCCGGCGCGGCGCGGCTACGCTGGCCACTTCGTTATCTGGGCTCGGCTTCAAGAAGCTGCCCGAATTTCTGGTGGACTACAGCGTAGGCGACTACAGCGCCATGGCTCACAAGATCAAGTCACTGGCCAGCCTGTTTGTCGGCGGTGAGGCCGGCGTGATGGTCGAGTTCGAGAAGGTCTTTGACAACCTGCTGAGCGCCAAGCTGAAGTCTGAGACCGGCCGCTCGCTAATCGCAGCGAAGCTTGCGGACGCCGTTGAGGAGCGGGATGCTTCGGCTATCAAGTCTGCCCCGATGGCGAGCGTAAAGTAGGCACTTCCTCCCACGGGGATTTCCGGTCAGGCGCCGGCCCCCGTGGGTTATTCTCTTGGAGTGATTGATGCAGGGCCCGAATTTCAAGAAACTGGTAATTCGCAAGATGGCTCGTGACGCGGTTCCAGATGGGGGCGGCTTCGCAGATGGCTTGCGGTTCTTGTCATCGCCAAAAGGAATCGCATCGGCTGTAAAGCGAGCAACCGAATGGGTACAGCAAGCTATAAATGCAGTAAAAGCTGCGCCAGATAATTCATTCGGCAATAATGACGAAGCGATAGCGAACGAAATTTTAAGGCAGCTTGATGACAGCCAAAGAAACTGAAGCCCTGAATGCCCTGCGGGCAGAGTTGGTCGCGTACCATGTAGAGGTACGTGAGCACATCGCTAGATGCGAGGCGTGCCGGTCAGACGTGGCTACCATGCACGCCGATCTGTATGGCATTCCAGGCAACAAGGAGCACACCGGCGTCGTGGGGGAGGTTTCGGAGCTTCGCGCAAGCCGGCGTGCAATCCTGATCGGCCTGCGATGTGCGTGGGGGGTGCTAGTAGCCGTCGCAGGGGTGGTTACGACTGTACTCTTTGGGAAGTGATCTTCTTTCGTTCCTTCCAGGGCCACTCAGGGGCCCGTGTAGGGCCGCCGGTTGCAGGTGGCCCTTCTTTATGTTAGGCTATCTAAAGGCCCTGAGAAACCGCGTCAGAAGCTATGGCGATGGGTAGCGAACATTCTCACCCCCTGTTGTATTCTCACTTAGGAATGACGAGCGTGACCACGCTCGATTGAGCGTTTCAATGTGAAAATAGGTAGTTTATGTAACTTAGCGAGATATTCGGAATACACCATAAGTCGTTGTTACATAACGAGTTACGTATATCCCTCCTTCAGGACGAGGCGGGATAGCGGCCCGCTACTTTTTTATTTTCGGTTGACGTAAACCATTACCCTCGCAGTATTTACGTCACCTTCTCAAAAGGAAATGCTTACGACTGCGCTTTTTTGCGCTTGCAACCCCTTTTCTGGCATGGTAGAATAGGGAGAGAGGCATTGATAGACTACCTTTGAGTTGGAGGCTCCACATGACACTGACTGAGCATCGAGATTGGAAGAAGCGGCACCCCGACTTTCCGCTGACTGTTCATGCGAGCGGTCAATGGTCGAAACGAGTCAAGGGGAAGGTCTATTACTTCGGCAGGCTGGATGATCGGGATGCCGCGCTAAGGCAATGGCTCGAAGAGAAGGACTTTCTCTTGGCTGGTGTCGCCCCGCCGAAGCACGGTGCCGGGATCACGGTAGCCGAGCTTTTCGAGAAGCATCTAGAAGACGTGAATTCGCGGATTGCTGCCGGCCGACTTGCCTTGAAGACACGGAAAGACTACCTTGTGCCGCCGTCACTTTTTCGGGCCGCCGGCTTGGAAGGAATGCCGGTCAGGATGCTCACCCCGACCCACTTCGCAATGGTTGCAGACGAGCTTGAGAAATCTGATCGCACCTTGCGGACACAGAAGAACATCATCATGGCAGCCAGGGCTGTCTTTAACTGGGGCGGGCCGGAGGGAATGCAACTTTTCGACGATCGAATTAGGTTCGGGCCGCGATTCAAGCCTCCGAAATCAGATGCGATCGAAGCCGAGCAGGAGGCAGCCGGGATTGTAAGGTTTCTGGATCGCGAAGTCATCCTTGAAGCCCTCGATACCGCGAAGCCGAGGCTGAAAATTGCAATCCTTCTTGGTATCAACTGCGCATTCTACCCTGGCGACACGATTGCCGTAGCCCGCGATCACTTTCATCTGGACGGCGAGATACCCTACCACGATTTCCGTCGCGTCAAGACGCGGCGGCAGCGCAAGGCCGTCCTGTGGCCCGAAACCGTAGCTGCCATTCGGGAGTATTGGGAGAAGTACCGCCGGCCAAAGGATAAGAGCGAGAGGCGACTGCTGCTCAGCGAGCGAGGCGAGCCACATGCGTATAGCGGGCAGGGTCGATCACTCCTCGAATCGTTTGGCCGGCTCCTGGATCGAATCGGCAATCGCATGAAGGGGGTCGGTCTCGGCTCGCTCCGGCACACCTATGCTACGGTGGTTGACTCCGTACCCGACCAAGCGATGATCGACCTAACGATGGGCCATACCAACAAGAGTATCCAGAAGCGAACCTACCGCCAACTGAATCTAGACGAGCTTGGCCGGCTGAAGGTTCTGGCCGATAGGGTTTGGGGTTGGCTGTATAGCGGAGGCTAGCGCAGGCTACTCCGGACAGATGCAAAAATAGTCGTCGTCGTCTTCGTAGCCGCAGTTCGCTTCGTGAATGTGCTCCCACACTCTGCCGTGATAGAATCCGCACGTCAAGAGATCGTCGCGAATTCTGGCGCATGACAGGCAGGTTTTCGCGGTCCAGAAGAAACCGTCCGTCTTTGCCGAGACGTACTCATATTTCTCGCCTGGCTTAATTTCGCACCCACATTCTCCGCATTTATGCGACTTCCCTGCGGTTCTCGTGGAGGGTGAATAGAATTCACTGTAGCAGTCAGCGTCTATGCAAACGCAATTAAACATTTAGCTGCCCCCCCTTGGGTCGTGCCATTGTGTGCCATGCTCCCTGGTAATCCGCTCGCAGTATTCACGATCAAGCTCGATGGAAGTGCTGCTTAGGCCGATGCGTTTACACACCCTGAGCGTCGTGCCGGTGCCAGCAAAGGGATCAAGCACGCTGCCGCCTGGTGGGGTGGTGAGCCTCAAGCACCGCTCCACAAGCCCTTCGTTAAGTTGCGTCGGGTGCCACTTGCGGCGCTGCTTAGAGTTGCCGACCACACGAGGAAAGTCGAACACGTCGCCTGGCACGCGGCCGCGCGGGTCGGCTCGCTTGTCACCGTTCTTCTGCCGCCACGAGGGCACGCGGATCGCATCCGGGAGAAGCGGTGCATCCTTATGCCGGAACCGCCATAGCGGCCGGTGATTGTTACCGAGATCGTGATGGTTGTGCTGCCCGAAAGTGAACGTCTGCACGCAGGGCTTGACTTCAATGCCGCTGCGTAGCGATTCCGCAATGACGCCAACTGCAACAGACCATCTGGCATTGAAGCTGAGCCATACGGTGCCAGCGCGGAAGATGAATGAATCAATCCAACGCCAGAGCAAATTCCTGTACTCGCTCTCCGAGATGCGGTCATTGTATTGCGCGTACTTGGCGCCGATATTGTCGGGCGGATCAGCGAAGATTGTATCCCATCGCTGGCCGGTGCTCCTGGCGTGGAGAAAATGAAGGCAGTCATCGTTAATCAGGGTGTGCGTCGTTTGTTTCATTTGATGCTAAACTCTCGGTCTGCGAAGTCGTATACGTCTGCGTAGTGTTTAGTCCACCGCCCCCTGTGAGTATAAGCCTCCGCGATTGCCAAGACGTGTGCCCATTCGTGAATCAGCGTGTCTATCTGTGCATCCCACGACAGCCGCGAGTCAATCTTGATCGTGTAGTTTCCGCAGCCGTCCGTCGTGGTGAAGCCGGCCAGCCTCTTGCATGGCCGGCGCACCACGCGGACACTGCCATCCACCGGGAAGTTCTTACGCAGGGCACTTACGCGCTTGCGCCAAGTAGCTTTTCGTAGCATGATTCGAGTTTGTATCCCGTTTCCTGGAGGGCCTGAAGGAGCCGCACGCAATCTGCGGGGTCTTCCGCGTGAGCCGAATTCCACGGGCGGGGCATCAGAATCGCCTGTCCGCCGGCTTGCCGGAAATCTCTTACGTTTCGGTCCCGGTCATCGATTAGCAGTGAGCCAGGTTTCGCGCAGAAATGCTTACACGGCCCAATCAGGAATTGCCTGTGTATCCACGGCGGCAGAACACGTTGTATCCATTCGAGTTTGCCGGCCAGGCAATCGGGGTCAAGCGTCGGACTACTAAGGATGCAGACGTTCTCGGGGCCGACTATTCCGCCGCAAGTTAAGATCAGCCCATCGCATTCAGCCGACTTTGGTGCATTAGCCCAGAAGTCACGCTTGATTGTTTTCCAGAAAGTTTCTGCCGTGAATGTGTCGTGTGGGTGCAGCACGTTCGCGGCGGCGACAATATCCCAACCCCACGCCGGATTGTACGCACTATCGTCGTATGCGCTGACGGGGCAGCCGACATATCGCAGCGCTTCCATTGTGCAGCGATTGAGCACGTCATCCAGGTCGAGAAAGATTTCCCTGATTCTCATGGTGCCTCCCTTACTATTCGCCGTGTGCGTGGTCTGCGGGAACCTCAACATCGCCGACTACTGGATCGTGGTTCGCGACGCGGCCGGCTTTTGGGGGGCGAATAAGCTCATGCAGATAGCCGAAGGCGTTAAAGAGAATCGCACAAAGCGCTTCGTCTCTATTTACGAAGTGATTGTCTGCGCCGTCGATTGCACTATACCCCCGGTGGACGCACCACAGGTCCATGAAATGCCGGAACATGGATTTCATGTAGGCGTCGAGCGGGATTCCACCCTGCCAGTTATCGCTGGCTCGTAACTTTCCGTCTGCTTGGATGCGATGCTTGTGCATGTACCTAGCATATCGCTTCAGCGCGATTGGGGACAAGAAGCCTTCGTAGTCAAATTTCGCGTCGTCGGAATCGCGGGTGGCCCCGCTGTCGAATGTTCTCAATGGTGTCTCCTTTTGAATCTCGACTTGTGGTACTTCTCTCCTTTTCCGCACGGCATGATCTCGTGGTACGGTACACCGTCCAGGATGACGGCAGCCGCCAGGATTGGCCGATCCTTCATGTGTTTTCCATAAGCGAATTGATAAGCGTCAATGTCGATGCCGCAGCCAACGTCAACGGAGAAAATCCGTTGCATTGGATTCGCTCGCCACTTTATCCCGGCCTTGGAGTGGCAATGCCCCATAACGACCGGCATGAGCATCTTGCCCGCCACGTTCCAGGCAGGGTGAATTCCGCCTTGGCCCGTTCCGTGGAAGTAGTACGCGCCGTCAATGATGTGTTCGTGTCGCCAGTCCCATTCCGGCGTATTCCATGTATTCTGGTAGTCTCGAATGAAGCAGGCGGGGATATTGACGGATTCTGCAAGCCGCAACACGCGCTCGTCATGGTTGCCAATACATACCTTCGCTTTCAGAAATGCCCCCTTCCACTTCTGAATTTCCCGTTTTGCCGCATGGTATTCATCGACCGGGCCAGGGCAATGCGGGTTCGCGGCGTGGAAGCTGATTGCCTGAAAATCGATAATGTCTCCGATGAATACAACTTCATTGCATCGCCATTCTTTGTGCAGGTCTTTGCAGAACTGCATGTAACCAGGGTGTGTTGCCGGGGCGTGAACGTCACCGATTACTAGAACTCTTGCCACTATTTAGCCTCTTGATTGTTGTCGATTCGCCTCAGAGCCTCCTCTGCCCGGCAGGCCAGGTGATAGAAGAGGGGGTTAGGAATGATGCGCATTTCGTTGAGATCGCAAATATCTCTCGCGACATAAACCAATTCGGTTGGCACGGAAGCTGGCACCGGCCCCCACTCCCTTTGCTGCAACTCGTCTGGCTGCTCTTTGTCGCTAAACATTATCGAGCCGCAAGTCGGGCACTTGGGAGATTTGTGCTCGCCCACTCGGCGCGGCAGTAAAGAATAGAACCGTCGCACCTTCAGGATCATTTCGCGCGGTATCTTCGTTTTGACTTCAACGGCCCCCGGAGGCAGCCCGGCGAGCAGGAAGGCGCGTATTTGTTCGCGCGTCTTTCGATCGAGTGATACTACGTCACTATGGGCGCGGCGTATATCCGATACCAACCATCGCGACACACCAACCTCGCGTGCTATCTGCCTATCGCTGCGTGGGTTTTCTTCCGCCAGAAGATTGCGGATGGTATTTTCTTGATCTAGTGTAATCAATCATCACTCCACGTTATGGTGAGTTCGACTCTCGGGTGCTCTTTATCGATCTTGAAAGTTGGTGGCATACGCTTCATGTGCTCGTAGTCATCGTCGGGAACGAGCCCAGAATCCACGATCCCGTCATACGCAGCCTTCAATGACCCTATGGCATTGTCTTGGTCCCGGCGCCGTCTTGAAGCGAAGTAGAATGCCGCGCAGACTTCCACTCTTTGCCACGGGGCAGTTTCGATTTGCTCTGCTTCGATTGCTTCCCTCGCCAGTCGGCGATAGCGCTTAGTTGCTGCGGCCTTCATCATCCGGCCACCGAAGCTGCCGATAGTGCAATTCGGTTGAAGTACCCTCGCGGGGAGCGGCAAGACAATGGTGAGTGTTTCGTCTGTCATTGAGCCTTCTTGAATGCAATGTAATTCTCGGCTGTCCAGTACCGCCAAGTATTGCCGTCCAGTTCCCGAACGATCTCGCCGGCTTCAAGCAGATCGCTGATTAGCTCGTCTCGCGTTCGCCGATTCGCCCATTCCGTTCTCTTCGTAATCCTCCTATGCAGGCATCCGGCCTTGCCAGATCGCTTGACAACAGCCACGATCCTACGCTTGTTCTTTCCTATCTGGCTGTCTACGATTTCCGGGACGATTACCCGTAAGAAAGAATCCAACAGAAACCGAATCAATCGACAGGCATAATCAGCTATCGATGCAGTGATTTCTGGTTCGCTGGCATTCTCGCTGGCGGCACAGATCAACGCGATTCGGCGAGCGTTTTCCTCGCCCTTCGCGTACATGACGGTCATCTGGTCGTCCTTGCGCCCTAGTCCAGTGAGTTCGTCATCGAGTGCGATGAACGCTCGCTCCGCATCGGGTGTAGTCTTAACCATCACTTGCTCTGGCGGTGCCTCCGTAAACTGTCCCGGCTGGCCAACCATGAGCTTAGGGACGATATGCCCTTCGGGGTCGCCCTTGCCGCGTTGCCACCATTCCCTACATTGCGTAACAATACTCTCGGGGGGAGGAGTCAGGCGAACGCCACGAAGTTTTGGGGAATACCTGTCTGAGTGGAACATCAGGCATCGGCTGAGCCAGCCATCTTGAATTTCATCTGGCGATACACCACCCGTAAATCGTTCCGGCGTTGCCATTCCATAGACACAACAACATGGCTCTATGATAGTCCGTTGCTTTCCCTCCTCTGCGTATTCCTTGCCGAGATAAATGTCACCGGCAGTTGAATATAGTCGCATTAGCAACGATACGATTTGTGCGTGATGTGAACTGCCGCTTTTTATGTGAGCCATTAAGTGTCCGATTTCATCCACGAGAAAGAGCGTGGCTGGCCGGCGCGAGATTCGGAGTTCGATCGCCGAGTCGGAAGCGAAATTATCACCGCCTAGTAGGTCAATGCAGCCAATACTCATACACAGTTGCCGAATGCGCTTGGGCGCGTTATTCTTGCCGGCGGACGATTGGGCAACACCCATGCAGTACAGATTTGTTCGGCCATCGTTAGCGTCTTTGATCTTCCGGCCGTACAAGGCGCCTAGGAAAGCCAGTGAACAGCCGAGTGTGAGAAATGGTTGTGGACGGTTTGAATTAGCATTGATCCACGAGCATATTTCGCCAAGCAAGCCGGTCGGTTGCGTAAGGAATTCAAGCTCCTTCTCTTGCGCGGCGGCGTCTTGCTCGTTGACGACCGGGAGACAATCAGTAGCCGGCAGCGGCAGAACATTTCCCCTCGCCTTTTCAATTAGCTTCGCAACGTCTATCTCCACCCCTGACGTGTCCACCGGCGCGTAGTCCGGATCATTCAGCAGCCAGCCACGAGGCTTATCGCAAGGATGCTTTCGCGCTTCGGTGATCTTGCGGCGGAAGTCTTTCTCGTCTTTTTGATTGCTAAAGTCCCACGGTGGAACGCAACGAGGATTATATTCGCTGGCCAGCAACGCATACGCCCGGCTGTCCGGCAGCAAGAAGCCGTTCACCATCGCCTGTGCAGCGGCGAACAACTGCCCGTGCCCGTCCTGCCCTTGGATTGCGGGATCGCACCGGGCGAGCCATAGGCTTGCACGGCGTAACACACCCTCGTCAGCAATCGCCGCAGGCTTATTCGCAGGGACACCCGCAACGGTAGCCCGCTTGGCCTGCGGCGATTGCTTGACGGGGCGTAGCGATTCCGGGTATTCAGCCAGTTTTATTTCCCACGGAGCGTGGCCGTCAGCCCAGCGGTAGCGACCGCCATTAGGATGCACGGAAGGCGCCAGGACCACGTAGTAACCGTCCCCACGTATGTCGATGCCCGGTCGGAATGAATTCTTGTTGGCTGGTGGATTATCGGTTCTGTAGAACGCATGGAATCCGCCTCGTGGCGTGCCTTGGGCAACCGTTTTTGGCATATCAGAAAATTCCGTAAGCGAATCGTAGCCATTGATACCCTTCTCTTGGTCTATGTCTACATCGATCACGTATACGCCGCTCTTGGCGCCACAGGCGACACCTATGTTTGCATCTGGCCACTTCTCCCACCACGCGCGAATCTGCGCCTCGTCGGTCGTGGCGTCCTTAACGCCGTGCTTCGTAATTGGCGTCTTTTTCCCAGGAGCAAGCGGGAATACGTGCCAGCCGAGGGAGGCGTATTTCAGGGCGTATTCGAGAAGATTATTCTTGGTTAATCCCATACTTCTATGTTTTCTGGCGACGTGAGTGTTTCCGCGTACCGCTTGGCGTCTTCGAGATGATTAAATTTCTTGTGATGCATGGTCTTGCCGTCGGCGTCGATAACATACCAGTGAGGAGCGCCAATCAAATCATGGCGCATGATAGTCAGAGAGGGCTGCGGCATTCCCTAGCCCCCTACCAGTGTGGCCGTTGCTTCGTAGCATAGCTGCAAAGAGGCAACGCAAAGGGTAATCAGCACCGCGCCTATGGTGACAACAATTACCGCAAAGAAACAGAGACATGCAATTGCCGTCAGGAACCACATGAAATTATCGAATGCCGATGACTTTTTCACTTCTCAATCTCCCGTAATGGCTGGTTGTAGTCAACGATCTCGAAATACTTGCCGTTCTTGCGCACGGTAATCGTCTTGGTCCATTCGAGAAGTGATTGCGAGAAAAACATATCCTCCATAGCGTGATCGACGGACGGCGGCCATGTGAAGCCACGCCTGCTCCACCATTCCCTAGCAATTCGCCCGGCTGGCCCATCGTGATCCAAGCAAATCCACTCACGGAACATCGACATGCCGCAACGGTATTGCACTTTCAGTGAGTCGGGCGAGCCGGGTTTCCTGTGCCGGCTAATGATGACGGAATCTACCCGGTGCGTCTCAGGCTGCGTGGAAAGGATCGATTTCGACGACGCCTTATTACCGTGCATCCTGCGCTGCCGCTCGATTTCATCGAGTCGATCAATCTCTTGCTTCGGGATAATCCAGCCGCACACAGGGCATTGTTTGGTTGCTCTGCTAAAAGATTCGCGACATTCGGGACACACAGCCATAACAGTTTTGAGGCCAGTTCCGAGCAAATCAATCGGTCCATGCTCTTCGATGCAGCCGGCAAAGTCGAGTACAAGGCAGTTCTTCTTTCCGGGGCTAATTCGTAGGCCACGGCCGACCATCTGCGAGAACAGACCGGCCGAGAGCGTGGGCCGCAGAAGCACGATGCAATCGACGTGCGGTGCGTCAAAGCCCTCTGTCAATACGTTTACACAGCATACGGCGTGCAGTCGCCGCTCTTTGAAGTCGCGTATGATTCTATCGCGCTCTTTTCTCGGAGTCTTTCCGGTGATCGCCGGTGCAGAAATACTCCATTTAGCAAGCTCCCTGGATACGCGGTGGCAATGCGCAACATCGACGCAAAAGAACACGGCAAACTTCCGTTTTTCCGTCCACATAACTCGCACGGCTTCCTCGATCGCGCCGGGAACAAGCCCCTCCGTATTGGTGGCGGCAGCTAATGATTTCACGATGTAGTCGCCGCCACTGTTGCGCTTCACGCCCTTCAGATCGGGTTGTATTTCGCCAACCTTCGATCGCAGGTTCGACAGATAGCCTTGTTCGATGAGGTCGGTGACTTTTGCCTCGTAGCAGATTTCGTTGAGGATGTGATCCGTATGGCAGATTGGCCCGCAGCCCATGCGAAACGGAGTGGCCGTCCAGCCTATGACTCGCAAATCTTGACTCCAACAGCGACAGTCTTGAATGAAACTGCGATACTTCCCCTCGCCGGCCGGCGGGATGCGGTGTGCTTCATCGACGAAAATGAAATCGAATGGCGGGAACTCACCAGACTTCTTGTAGATCGAATCGATCGACGCAAAGAGAATTGAGGAATCGTAATCCCGCCGGCCGAGCCCGGCCGAGAAGATTCCGATATCACCCTCCGGATAGACGGCACGAAGCTTCTCAGCGTCCTGCTGTACTAGCTCTTTACGGTGCGCCAAGATGCAGCCGCGAACCCATGGAGCGTCTGCGTGCCACTTCCGAATGATCGACGCCATCAATACGCTTTTGCCGGCGCCGGTTGGAAGCACGACACACGGGTTCGTCTGCTTTGTGCAGATGTGCTCGTGTAGTGCGGCTTCCGCGTCGAGTTGGTAGGGCCTGAGAGTGAAGGTCATTGGGAATTCTCGCGCAGCCACTTCAAATGCATGGTTTCGGGGTCTGCATGAACATGCGGACAGATAGCCTTGTAAATCTTTTTATCCACATACACGCCGTCGCGAATCACCGGAAAGCGGCGGCGTAACCACGCCGGAAACCACCGCTCCTTAAAAGCCTGCCACCAGTCAATCGGCCATGATACATTAACCTGAATCCGTTCATCCAACATTCCGGCCATGTAGGCGTTTAGCTTCACAACGAGATCGCCGGCGATATTATGGCAAGCGTCAATCACCGCAGTTTTCGGGAGTCGATCTAACTCTCGACGACTCAGCGTCTTTATGGCCGTCAGATCGATTCGTTCTGCCAGGATCGTCTCGATCATGCTGTCTGCTGCCGAAGATTCTTGCATAGCTGTTATCCCACTCCTGTTTCGTTACGAACATCGGGCGACGACTTGAGCCTTTACCGTTCATCATGCAACGCCCTTACAAACATCGCTGAGTTCACATTCTCAATCGTCGCTGAGCCTGCATACCCAATCATCACTGAACCTGCATCCCTAATTATCGCTGAGTTCGCATACTTAATCATCGCTGAACCTGCATGAATGATACGGGCTGAGCCTGCATCCCTAATTATCGCTGAGCCCGCGTGCTCAATCATCGCTGAGCCCGCGTGCCCAATCGTCGCTGAGCCCGCGCGTATAATCATCGCTGAGCCCGCGTGCCCAATCGTCGCTGAGCCTGCATTCTCAATCGTCGCTGAGCCTGCATTCTCAATCGTCGCTGAGCCTGCATGAATGATGCGGGCTGAGCCCGCGTATATAATCGTCGTTGAGCCCGCGCGTGTAATCGTCGCTGAGCCTGCATGAATGATGCAAGCATTAACGCAGCGATCAACTACTGGTGAACCGGAGAGAATCCAGCTTCCGCCCAATAGTATCCTGCGATCGTTGCGCACGATCATTCGAGACACGCGCTCCCGTAATCGCTGAGTTACGGATATTTCCATATCACCCGTAAACCAATGCGGGCGCACTTCTTCATCGATGTGCAAGGCATAGGAATCAGGATTATCCCACGCCCCATTTTTTCTTGGGTAGAATTCCAAGCGTGCAAATTCATCGTGGCCATCATCCCGCAGAGACTTGCGTTCAATCAAATCCTCATGGGAATTCGTAACATCTGGCCGAAAAATCAAGTCGCCCGCCCGTGTATATACCGCAGAAAAAATCTCACACATAATTGACTCCCGTGAAAATTCCCAGTCAGCTAAAGTGAACGCAATTCACTGGATATTGCCAGCATTACTCAATCCCCTCCCGTATCTCGGCCTTGCGGGTCTTCGTCCAGATGATTGCAACACGGTCCCGTCCGTCTGCGGTGAACTCGACGGCCTTGTAATCGAAGCCCTCGCATTGCAGAGCAGGCGTAAGCCGCATTATGTCTTCGCAGTACGTATCCTTCCATGCGTCGGCTAGCTTGCTAACGTCACCTTCCCAGATGACGCGAGAATCCTCCGCAGGATAGCGCGAGAGAATGTCGTCGGGGTAGTGGCCGACCGCTTCAGCGCCAAGTAGGTCTTTCGCTGCTGTGATTGTTTGATTACCGATCGCTGATATAGGAAGAGTGCAAAGCTCCCTTGTTGTGTAGTGGCCTTCCGCGCGGCCGTGCAGGAACACCTTGTCTGCCATTGTGAATTCAATGTATTCAGAGCCCCCCTCGGTAACGCCGTAATTTGTCGCTTCTGCAAAGCCAATTAAGCCAGGCAGAATAAGATGGTCGTCGCAATGCTTGGCTTGGTCTTTGGCCGATAGCCCGCGCTTGTGTTTCTCGCACACCCAATGAGCATTACCCTCTAAAGTTGGCGTAGCATGGCAACACTGACGGCAGTTGATTGCCGGAATCGGTAACGCAGATTCGCCTGTGCCCCAGCAGAGATCGCGAGCATCGCAGAATCGGCACTCCCACCAGTCTTCGCGCTCGGAAATTCGCCCCGGCGGTTCGGTTGCGAAGATAATACGTTTCGCTTTCGCCATGAGTGATTCAGCGAAAACTTTGTCGTGCCTAGCCCGCTCCGCATAAAGCTCGTCGGTGTTCTTGTTACGGGCCAGGTAGAGGGCTCGTTTTATACCCTCCCGGTGCATGTAGACTTGCATCTGGGCATAATGCTGCGGTTTCGACGCTTGCACACCATCCTTTACGAGTTGTGCGAATGACTTAGTGTTATGCGTCTTGAACTCTAAGACGTGCCAGGTCTTCGGGGCGGTCGGCACGCCAAGAGCTACACCGTCCATGTGGCCGGAGAAATGGCCGCCGAGAGCATGCACTGCGAACTGATTGCCGTGCTCGTCAACATCATGGACAGTGCAGCCAATTTCGCGAAGCTCCTTGACCATGCGAATCTCTTCAAGGTCACCGGTCTCAAAGAGCCGATACATTCGCCCGCTGAATTCCGGCTTAACGCACGCTCTGAATGTGTACCAGAGAAATCGATCGCATGGGTGCCCGATGATCGAAGCGCCAAGGTAGCCCCGTGGCGCCTCAGCATCGCCGCGCTTCTTGTGGTAGTCGTAGATCGCAGTTACGATAGGAGAATCTTTCGGCATGTACTGAGCAACGCTAGTCATTTCGGCGCCTTCACTGTAACGGATACCTTCTTCGGCTTGACTTCGACGTGCCTGGCAAGCGCGGAGAAAATGTCAGGATGATTCTCGCGATACCACTTATAGCCAGCCACGTCGAGCGTGTGGGTGGCTTTCGATACAATCGG